GCACCCCCACCATATTGTTGTATTGCTAAACCACCTGTAGCATTATTGTTAAATTGATAAGTATTTCCTATTGCGATAGTTGTTGCATTGGGTAATACTATTGTAGTTGTAGTTGGCGCACCACTTGTTATATACCAATTCTGTGATGATGAACTTGTCATATTAGTAGTAGAACCACCTGCTACCCCTGTTACTGCAGATTGAAATCCATTAGCTGAAACAAACCCTGTAAAATTAGCAGTAGTCCCATTTAAATTACCGGTTAAAGTACCCCCACTTAAAGGCAAATAACCGCCACTTACTGACCTTGTATAAGGTGCTAACATTGCAGCCGTATCACTATACTTAACTCTTGCAGCAATTTGAGCAGCTTGATAGATAGTATCGGAATTAAGAGCAATAATACCATTAAGATAATTATTAAGCATCGAAGCAGTATCAGTATAATTTACTTTTAAAGCTAAAGCTGCATTAGCAGTTGCAGTCCTGTAATATGGACTAAGCATGGAAGCCGTATCTGTATAATTAACTTTAGTTGCAAGTTGCGTGTTAATGTAATTAAGCCGACCATAAGGAGAAAGCATTGAAGCAGTATCGGTATATTTAACATAACTTCCTAAAGCTGTAGTTCTTGCATAAGGGCTTAACATTGAAGATGTATCTGTGTATTTAACTCTTGCTGCAATCTGACCTGCTTGATAACTACTATCGGCATTAAGAGAAATAATACCATTAAGATAATTATTTAGCATTGAAGCTGTATCTGTGTACTTTACTCTCGCAGCAATTTGGGCTGCTTGGTAAACTGTATCTGCATTTAAAGCAATTATTCCTGTACGGTAATTTGCCAACATTGAAGCAGTATCACTATATTTTACAGCAGTTAAACTTCTTTGATAAGGAGAAAGCATTGAAGCAGTATCGGTATATTTAACCCTAGCTGCAATTTGGGCTGCTTGATATACTGTATCAGCGTTTAATGCAATAATTCCATTTCTATAATTGGCTAGCATATTAGCTGTATCTGAAATATTAACTTTTAAATTAACATTAGCAGACACAGAATCTATACCTTTTTGTCGCCATAATCTAGTAGAAATAATAGTAGTATCTATTGAAAGAGTTCCCGAAGTAGTAATTGTTCCACCTGTAATACCTGTATTGTTATTAGTAGCCACACTCGTAACCGTACCACCTGTAGATGGGCTAGAGTTTGTTATAACACCTGTAGTTGGGTTATAGCTTATTCCTGTTCCGGCACTAATCGCATTTCTAGGATAATAAGTCTTATAACCACTAAGCATTGAGCTTGTATCAGATATATTTAATTTTAAGGCTAAGGCAGCATTTGCATTTGCAGTTCTATAATAAGGACTTAACATTGAAGCAGTATCAGAATATTTAACCAATGAAGGCAACCAACCGCTACTTAACCACTTACCTGTAGTATCAATCTTTCTTAAATAAGGATTAAGCATTGAACTTGTATCCGAATATTTAACGTATGACCCTAATTGATATGTTTTAGCATATGGTACTAACATTAAAGCAGTATCACTATATTTTACTAAGGAAGGTAGCCATCCTGAGCTTAACCATTTACCTGTAGTATCTATTTTTCTAAGGTATGGGTTTAACATACTAGCAGTATCACTATACTTCACACTAGCACTAATCTTTGATGTGTCTATATTCTGATTTAACTTATTCCACTTAACACCATTGAATAACCAAAAAGAACTATCTATACCTGGCCTCTGCCAAAATACTAAAGATGGCTGCTTAGGATTCCAAGAAGTATCTTTACTACTTACAAGTAACGCAGAGTCTACTCCCAAATACTGAGAGTATCTATACCACTTACCATTAAATAGCTGAGGATACCCAACAGGGTTCTGAGCATTAGACACGAAGAAGCTAATAACAAATGCAAATAAAATATATATTCTTTTCATAATTATCCAAAATATACCACCGTTACAACTTGATTTTGATTCAATGGAGAGTTAAATAAGATTGTCCCGGTAGTTGAATTAAATGTATAAGAAAATTGTAATGGTAAATTTTGTTGTATAATAATTCCGTCAACTATAACTATAATAGTCTTACCTATAAAAGCTGTACTTGTATATGAGTATGAGTTTGCCGGGATAGGGCTACCTGTGCCTCCCACTATTACCTGAACTTGTCCTATACCCGTAGAAGGGTTAACAGGAGCTATCGGCTGCCCTGAAATGATGCCATGAGGATTATTTGATATAACCTCTGCACTAGCAATCCACTTGCCTATAAGAGCGTATAAATAGTTAACAAGCCTATCAAACTGACTTGTACCTCCTAAGTATGGTTGGTAATATCTGATAACATCTTTAATAATATCAATCATCTCCAACCTATCAGTCTCGTCAATCCAATTATAATATTTTTCTATCTCGTATTCATCAGCACCTAAAAACATAGATATATCTGCGTATTGAAGTATTGATGTTATCGTAGTGCTGTTATACATTAGAATCTTAGATTAGTCTGTAAAATAATTTGGTAAGCTCTGTCTAAAGCTGCCTGAGCCGAAAATTGGTCTCCATAAGTTCCTGCATTCTGAGCAGTAACCTTTTCTCTCTGTAACTGTCTTAAGCTATCAAAGAACACTTTATCCGATATTCTAATAGGATTAGTAGCAGCAATCTGAGCTGCATTGTAAATAGCTGCATTCGTGTAACCTACCATTGAAACTACATTAGAAGCAGTATACACACTACCTGTTTGAGGTGATGTACTTACTAAATCCATCTCTATTCTTAAAGATAAATCCTGAGTGAAACCAGTGATAGTAATTTGGTCCGTAGGATAACTAGCAAAGCTAAAGTCTATATAAACAGTAGATGTACCTACAGGAACGTAAGTAGTACCATCTATCTTATATAAATATAACCTTCTAGAGGAGAATGTACTTTTAGCCTCTGTAGCATAACTTGAAGTATCTGTAATAATCAAGGATGTCGAATCAGCACTTTGAGCAACTGTATATTGTGCAACAAAACTCATAACTATTGTTTTGACAAATATACAAAATTTTGCGGTCTATGGGTTAGATTCAGTTTCCTGTTGTGCTTGGTCTCTCTCGTCAGTCTCGTCAAACTTCTTTTTAGTTATTAGTTCGTAAGCTTTCTTTAATTCAGGGTTCTTTTCAAAAAATTCAGGAGCTCCTCTCTTTAAATCAATAAACTCTCTAACCTTTTTAACTACTTTTCTATTAGACAAAGTCTCAGCAGCTCCCTCAGGAGTCATTTTGCTTATTGCCTTAAGTTGGTTCTTAGCATCTAAGTATTTAAAACTTCTGTCAATATTAGATAAGTGAGATGCTCCCATTATACTTTTTAAAGCTTTAGGAACTATATTACCCTGACTATCCATTATACCTGCCTTAATCTTCTCTTCTTTAGGTATTTGGTCTAGTGCTTGCTTTTCTCTTAGCTGCTCTATTATAATCTTCTTGTAAGCACTCTTCTCAGGAGAATAGTCTGCACTTTTTCTCATATTTTTCATTTGGTCTGATAACAATTCCTGTACTACATTTTCATCATCAGTCCTTTGATATTTAGATGAAGAAGGCTGAACACCTATAAAAGACTCTATTTTTTGTTGAGTAGTCTTGCCAACTTCTTCTCCTGGTTTTTCTCTGAATCCAAAAGGTTGTAATGTTCCAAATTCATACTTTAAAACATCTATACCCTTTTGAAATAAGTTATCATCTTCTTGATATAGACTAGCACCGTAAAAATCTTTATTATTATATATTTCTGATATTTCATTTACAGCAGGAGAAGTCTTGTTAATCAATGTTTTAAATGGATTATGAATCCAGTTATTAGCATCTTTATAATAACCCCATAAGTCAACTCTTCTATCAGAGCCGTCTAAGTTTTTAGTACCATCTTTAGGATGGAAATAATCATTAAACTCTTCGGGTGCTTTACCTGTTGCTATATAATGATATACTGCTCCATACATAGCAGCTTGAACAGGTAGCATTAATAACCAAGCTGAGCTTGAAGAAAGACCTTGTCCTTCTTTTAATCTTCCTAAACTTTCAGGAATTTCTGTAACACCTTTTCTATAAGCTCTTAATGTACCACCTGTGTAACCAAAAGAACGAACAGTCATAAATGCAATATCTTTAATAGTCTTTTGCCAAAACATATTATCATAAACAACCTGGCCAAACCTATCATCCATATTATCCCAATGCCTCTGAGCTACATCTTTTATTTCAACATCAGATAATGGTCCTCTTAATGATAATTCATTCTCTACGGACCTAGCATGAGCACCTACCTTCATTGCACTTACAAACTTAACAGTAGGCATCATTGTAGCTTCTACTGTAGACATCAATCCATTCCATACAGCAATAGGTACTTCTATTGGAGCACCAAGTAAACCATCTGCTTTAATCTTTTGAATATTTTTATTTAACTGATAACCTGCATTAGTCATCCACATTTTATCAGAATCTATCCTACCATTAGCTTCTACTAATCTTTGTACTTCTACCGAAGCATTACCTGAGTATGCGTCTTTTCTTATAGCAGTTGCCTTTGCAAAGTTTCTCATTACAGAAGGTATTATTAATCCACCCTCTGCTATCTGTCTTATACCCTGAACTATGTTCTTAGTCTTACCTGTTGTTATATTCTGAACACCCATAGATATATCGGTAAGACCGGCATTAATAGAAGTAGTAAATATATGGAAAGGACTTAATGCTAACTGAAACATATTTTTAATATTATTCCAATACATCAATCCTTCGTAAACGTGCCTTACACCCTTCATATCCTTAAGACCTCTACTTAGATAGTTGTTTACTATTCTAGAAGCATCTTCCGGCATATACCATCCACTCATAGAAACAGCCGCTTGTGGACCTTCTTCTCCTTCTACCACAAATGGAGTCATTCTTTTAAACAAAGCATCATCAACTAATTTCCATCCCTCAGGTGGTTTTTCTTTTCCCCTTACAAATGTTAGCATACCGCTTTCTTTGTATGAGTCAAATATGTCATTAGCCATCTTGAACTTGGTAGCATTCATTTCAGACAACCTAACTATTTCCTCAGGGTTATCTGTTGCTAATTCAAGTCCTGCATCTAATCCTGCTCTTATATCTTCAAAAAATCTTTTCTTAAAAAAACTTCTATTACCTTGTAATGGGTTCTTAGCTGATATTGATGAAAAGAAAGTTTTTGCCTTTTCAGGGTTCTTCCAAAAGTGAGGAAAGTAATCTTCTATATATGGCAAATCTTTTATACCTGCTATAGTCTTGTAGACAGCATCTAGCCTATCTCTATATAATTCTGAAAGTTGTTTTAGCCTAGGCTCTTTTTCAAGGCTTATTGCATCAGGATTCTCCATGGCATCTAAAAATGCTAACCTTTCTTTATGGCTATAATTTGAATCCCATTCTTTCATTACGCTTTCTGATTCCTTATCAGCCTTCCAATTCTTTATATAAGACTCACCAAATTTTTCCCTTAATATAATCTTAGACATTGTAGCGTAAAACCCTTTCTCAAATGCCTGAGGAAATATAGTTTGAACTGCCCTCTTAGCAGTTTCTTTAAAACCATCAAACCTACCCTTTACCTTTTCATTTATTTGCTGAAAAGCAGTCTTTTTGTTTACATCTATATTATCTACATAGTCTCTCCACTCTTGTTGCCCCTTAGTAGGTGCATCAGGTTCTATATTTAATAACTTACTAGCTTCATCAATAGTAGGTATACCACCATCTCCTTTTCTAAAAAAAGCTTGATGGGCTCTACTATGACCATATTTTTCAACAAGGTCTTTCCACTCCTGTAAATTCTTATTTGGGCAAAGAGACATATGTAATTATCTTTTAGCAGCAGAAATGGCTGCTGCGATTATTTGTTCACGGCTACGTTTTTTTGTACCGTGATGAGTTAACTCGCTAATATTCTTGCTTACCGCTTTATTAATATCAGCCTTCTTTTTTGACTTAGCTTTTACTAAAGGCATGTTATGGTTTTTTAACAGTCTTTTTAACTTCTACTTTACCATACTTTTCTATTACATCAGGTCTAGATTTCCATTGCTTTTGCATAGCACCTACAAATTTCTTTTCCTGCATATCTTCTTTTTTCTTTACTTTAATCTTTGCCATAGTTTATTTTTTTTTACTTAATTTTTCCATTTGTTTAAATGCTTCAATAGCTTCCCCTATACCCTCTGTCTTAATATTCAAATCATATCCTTCTATTAGCTTGGCCATCTTCTCAATTTTTTTAGCACACTCTTCATGGCTCTTACCTACTGCTACTAAACTTCCTATTGTAGATGAATCTCCTAATCTTAATACATGGTAAGTACCATCAATCTTAATAGGGTTAATCAATTTAACCCACTGTCTAATTTCAGGTGGAAAATAAACTGTCTGATGATTACCACTATGCCATCCACTACTTATCAATATTTCAATACCATAAGGATTGTCTGTACTAGGGTCAACAAGAACATTATTAGCACCACTCCAAATAATATCACCAAGGTTATTATATATTTCTTGATATAAAGCGTTTGGAGGTAATCCAAGCCTCATACAAGGGTCAATAAAATAATGTTTACCTTCTTTAGTTGTTCTTACTTCTGTAGAAAAGAAACCATTGTGGTCGTATTTCTTTAGCAGCTTAACAAACTTCTCATTAACCTTTGTGTTACCTTCTGATAAGTCTGACAAATTTACAAGTTTACCGGCATAACTCACATCTTTTATTTCGCATCCTGTAAACACTTTTGAAGGTAAAGCTCCATCAACTGCATAAGCATCAATCCCTTCTTCTACAATAGCATCAATACTATCTACTACAACAAACTCAACAATATACTTAAGAGGTCCGAGTGTGTTCTCAATATTGTCCAATAACGGTTCAGATAGGCGGTAATTAATATGATGGAATGTTTCAAAGGTTTTTCTGTATTTTGAAATTTTAACATACTTGTTTTCATTCTTTCTAAGGAAATCTCTAAGAGCTGCCATACCTACTACGTTAACAGTTCTAGCAACATCCATACCTATAGATTTCATTTCTAGAGCAGTCTCGTACCTATTCAACTCCAAGCACTCGGCTTTACCTGAACCAAAGCAAGGTATACCTGAACGCTCAAACAACTCTAATAAATCACCATCATAAATATCGGGAGTAAAGAAACAATCAACCTCATCTATAACAGAAAACATATTCTCTATTCTCTCAATATTCTTTCCGTCAAAAGTTTTAAGCTTCTTACCGTTCTTCCATTCTGTACCAACTACTGCTTCGGCCATCCCTGGGTAAGCATTCTTCCACTCGGTATAGTAATATACTTTCTTAAAATGTTCAGCTAACTTTAAAGCAAAATCAAAGAACAAACCGTTATCACATATCAATAATGTCTTATCTTTTGAAGAGCCTATATCTTTTATATTTTTCATGAAACAAATTTACTTTTTATTTCTTTTAATTTTAAATGTATTTCTAGCCTTATCCACAATACTTCTCATGAAGGAACTCTTCATAGGTGTGTCCTGTTCCGTTGTCTTGCTCTCGCTTAAAAGCTGCTCTAGCGGATTCTTCATCTCTGAATCCTGCTTGCTCGAAGGTTGCTGAGAAGGCACTTGGTCTGTCGGGTTGTGGAGTAGACTTTGGTAATACATCTTCCGGTATTTCGGAGGCAGGTTCTCCAGTCTTTGTTCTATTTCTATCTTGGTCATATTGCTGTTCAGTTTGATTAAGTTTTTCTGTAGCCGTATCTTCATCTGCATTGTTATGAGCAGCTTCCTCTTCCTTAGAAATCTTATAATCATTTTCTCTTTGAGCTACCTTATCTAATATGTCTTGCTTTGTTTGTTTCTGCTCATCAGAATGTTCTTCATCTTTATTTATATCAAAACCTAAATGATTATCTAATTGCTCTTTAGAATCATCTGTTTTGTCAAAGGTATTAATTTCATGTAAATCAGCAGCTTTATTTAAAAAGTTATCCTTTTCTTTTTGAGCTTGTTTTTCAGCACCTCTTTCTTCCGAAGTGGTTTTTAATACATCCTCAGGTATGTCTTCATATTTATCATACTTAACACCTGTTCTTTTCTCTACACTATTTAAAGCTTCATATTGGTTATCAAAACCAAAAGTCTTAGCGTGCTCTAAATCTTTCTTCTGCTGAGCTTCTTGATATTCTTTTGTATCTACAATGCCTTCTTTTTGTTTTAACTCTTCTAAGTTCTTACCTAAAACATCTATACTATCTGATACAAATTTTTCATGCTCAGGAGTCATAGGAACACCTTCCCCCTTAGCACCTGTAACATCATCAGATTCTTCTGCAACTACATTATCTTTACTAACAAGACTTTTAATCTTCTTATCAACTGCTGCTATCCTCTTATCGTACTCTTCATGAAAAGAAGGGTCAGACTTTAATTTTTCTTCTTGTAATTTATTTTTCTTCATTACATGGCCGGCAAATGTGGCCATCTTATTCTCAGGTATTATACTTGGTACTTTTGATTTAGCATTATTATATTTATCTAAATCAGCTACAAGTTTTTCAGTAGTGCCTACAGGTGCTTTACCATTAGCTTCCTGTGCTCTAGAAAAAGAAATAAGCTCTGATTTTTTAATAGTAGATAAATAATCTAATGCACCTGCTTTAACGTACTTAGGAACATTTATTGCACCATGGGCAATGCTAAAAGCAAGAGCTGTCTTCATACCTTCTGAACCTGCATTAAGAGCATCCTCAAAAGTCTTAGCCGTGCTTACATTATATCCGTTTGCACTAGCTGCAATATCTTTTACAGCTTCACCTGTGGAAGAAAGTGCACCCTGAACAATAACATCTTTTGCAGTATGAGAAGCATAGTTCTTAAGTAATGCTCCAAAACCTTCACTTGCTGCTTTACCACCACCAGGTATAAAAGATAAAGCACCTGTCTTAACAAGTTCAACACCTCCTGCCCATCTACCCTGAGGTAAGGCTTGTCTCATAGCAGCTAATTTCTGTTCCTTAGTTGCATCCTTTCCATCTTTAGTTATACTATCTAATGATTGTTTATATCTTTTTATTATTTCAGAAGTATATCCTTTAGTATAAGAACCCGGAGCCATAGCTAAAAAAGCTCCTGCAGCTCCCGACAATACTGCAAATGGGCCTGTTTCAGCACCTAAAGCAGTACCTACCAAACCACCTACAACACCTTTGGTAACATCTTCGGCAGCTCCACCTGCAAACTCTCCTAAACCTGCTTCCCATCCAACAGCAACACCCGAAGGGACTTTATTATCTTTTAATAAATTATCTGCAAAGTTTACCTTTTCTTCATCTGACCCACCCCAAAATTTATAAGAGTCTTTCTCATCGTTGAATGATTTTTTAACTGCTTCAACTAAACTTTTAACAGGACCATATGCAGGAACGTAATAAGGATTGCCTTGTTTGTCTGTAGTTAAAGCTACAGTTCCATCTTGTATACCGTCTAATATTTTCTTTTCATGTTCTTTCCAATTCGCATCACCTTCCATATATCCGGTTTCACCTTCTGCAAAACCATCATTTTCAAGTGCACGTTTAGTCGTATTTTTTAAGCCAATTATTTTGGCTTGCTTTATTTTTTCTTCTTTTTCTTTCTGTCTTTTTGGAGCTTCTGCTACACCTTGTTTCTTTTCTATTTCTAATTGAAAATCTTTCCCTTTAGTGCTTTCACCTACTGCTCTAGTTGAAGGAATTGAAAGTATAGCTTTTAAATCTACAGGAGCTTTCTTTTCTTCTTTAGTAGGCTTCTGTCCTACAGGCATACCTGATACCTTAGTACCTGTGCTTTCGGAAGAATCCCTAGTTGAAGGTATTGATAAAATAGATTTTAAGTCTGCAGTCTTTTTTTCTTTAACAGGTTCTTGTCCTATACCTAAGGTGCTATTAAAAGATTCGTATGTATCAGGAGTATCAAATTTATTATCTTTTAAATATTTAAAATACTTAGAACCATTATCCTTATTTGATAATGTGCTTTTAAAAGATTCGACAGTATTAGGAACATCAGCACCTGCTGATTTCAAGTAATTATAATATTTACTTAAATTATCACCAGGCTGTTGTTGATTATCTATAATTTCTTCTGCCATTATTTAAAACTATTTTAATGCCATTTTAAACCCGATGGCTTTACTGTCGGCTTTGTTTTATCTGTCTCTTCTTTTGGCTTTTGTTCTTTAGCTGCTCTCTGACTAGCTGAAAACCCAAACTTCTCTCTAATTGATTTTATTTTAGAATCAAGTTCTGCAATCTTATCAGGTGTCAAATTTTGGTAATCACCAATATTCCTAGCTTCTTCTTTACCTACTAAACTTGTTATTAATTTATATTCATTTTCCAATTCTCTATCATTCATCATTATGTCATTCTTCATAGAATAACCTGTCTTCTGTTTATATAAATCATTTTTTAATTTATAGTCAGCAAGTCTTTTACTAAATGATAAAGCAACTTCTCCAAGTAATTGTTTCTTTTTTATACTTCCACCACTTGCACCAAAATCTTCTATAGGTTTACCTTCTTTTGGCTGCATTCCCATTACACCTTTAGCTTGTAGATATGAACTTAAATTAACAGATGCGTATGGAGAGTTGAATATTAAATCAGGCTTCCTTGTCATCTTACCTGTTATAGGAGATTGATATTCAGGAAACATATCTTTATTGTTACTGTCTTTAAATTGTTCAAAATATTTATCATCTAAATTATCCCAATTTTGAGCAACTGTAGAATATTCTTGTTGAGAATTATTTAGTATTGATTTAGCAGCTTTCTCTTTACGGCTACCCCAAGAGTCAAGAAGATTAGATACCCCATTTTGTATTTTCATTATATCAGGTATTTGAACTTCCGTTCCAATAACTACACCTTCTTTATCATCTTTGTATTTAATAATTCTAGCGTTAGTAACACCTTTTGAATATATATCAGTTATCTGTGAAAAATATTTATTAGCGTTAGGTCCACTATATTTATACTTTTCAATATCATCATCATTGTTTTCTATTAATTTTGATACAGGCTGCCTTGTAACTTTAATAAAATTATCTCTTGCACCATCTTCATAGTCATCAGGATGGTCTAACATATGTTTTGCAATAGCTTCATGGTCTTTCTTTTTAACTTTACTTGCCTCTATCGTCTGCATAGCCTTAGCATAAGACTCATTAGCCTGAGCAGATAGCTTACCATATTCTTCGGGATTTGATTCTATAAGATTAGGATTAGACATTAATTTTTGAGAAGCTACCTTCCAATTATTATAATGTCCCATTATTTCAGAGTTATCTGCATCTCTGATTCCTGCCATATCTTTACTTAATACAGCAGATGTAGTAAAGTATTCTTTTTGTGCAGCTTGTTTTTTTGCTTTATCTTCTGCCTGAGCTCTTCTTACACCTTCGTTTATTCCCTTATAAAAGCCACTCCAATCTACAGGACCATAAGCTTCTTTTATTGCACGTTCAGATATTCCTAATGCCATATGTTTTATTTATTATTTATTAACATAATTAAAAACTATGTTACATTAATCTTCAGGAAGTGCTACCGTAGATTCAGGAGCTTTTTTCTTTTTACCAACATTAAACATCCCTGAGCCATAACTACCTGTACTAGCCATAGTACCAAGCCCTTGACCAATTGCTGATAAGCCCTGAGATACTTGACTTCTTTTTTTAGCCAATTCCTGCATAGCCATATTAGCCTTTAATTGTTGTTTCTCTTGTGAACTCTTAAATTCTTTTTCTTTTTCACTAGCCTGCATTTGTGCTGCTCTTGTCAAAGATTGTTCATTCTGTCTTCTAGCAGATTCTTCTTGACTAGCTAAACCTAAAGCTGCTTTATTTGATTGAGCTTGAACTAAACCAATCATTCCTAATCCTGCCTTTCTAGACTGTGCTCCTGCTAAAGCGGTTGCTCCTGCTTGTTGAGCACCTTGTGTAGCCATTTGCTTAGCAGCACCACTAAGACCTGTTGTAGACCTTAATTTAGCACCTTCATATATACCACCTATTTCTTTTGAACCTTTGTATGTTTGTATTCCCTCTATTGCAGCATCAGCTTCTCTTTTCTTTTTTCTCATACCTATAGCACCACCGATAGCTTGACCTATCCCCATAGCTGCTTGTACTCCACCTGCTAATAAACCTATTGGTAACATATAAAAATATTTTAATAATTACGGGGACTTACCTGGTAACCCAAATATAATCCTGACAAATATACAAAATTACTTGCATTAACTTGTTGCAAAGTTACCTGAATCCAAGTACCTTTTAAATAGTCTCCATTAATAATTCCTCCAAGGCTATTTGCATCTCTCATAAAGGCTGCACTATACAACCCTTCTTGAAGCTCATAATCATCTGCAACTAAGTTACTAGACTGACCTAGCACTGTAGTTATAGAAGGAGCAATATAAATATCAGAAGAATCCATTGTTATAAAATTAAATGTCTTCTTAACTATATTCTGTTCATTGAAAACTAATGATATAGATGTATTGTATTGCGTTCCGTAGAAATTATTGCAGGTATTACTATCATGAATGTATATATTCCCCCCTTTAAATGTAGCTAATACGTTCTCATAACATACTGCCCAATCAGGATGGAAGTCATAAAAAGTAGTAAAGCAGTTCTTTTGTTCATCAAAACTTAAAGTATAAGGAGTCAAGTCGGTAGAACCTTGAAGCATAGATATATATTCACCACTTCTATCTTTAGAAAAATGGAATACACCTAACACTTTAGAGTACCCACCTGTTGCATATGCGTGATTACTAAGATAATTAGTTAAATTATTACCTGTAAAAGTCTGCATTTTATAAGTTTGACTTATAGGTGTTAAGCCATCCTGTGATAATCTTAATAAATACCCTTTAACAGGGTCGCAAAAATAATCAGCATAACCTGATGTGCACAGACTAGAAGGTTGATTGCCTATACCAAAATCTCCTTCATAATACCTAATAGGGTTTATTATTTTAGAAGAAGCCACTAAGTTATTAGTACCATCCTGATTTAATGTTTCAACCGAGAAAACAGGAACAACTCCACATTTTTTAAATTGAAATATCCTAAGGTCCTTGTTATGCAGCCTCATTCTCATTATATCTCCAAACTTTCTATCGTAATCATCTGAGTCTAAGAAATAAAATCTATTAGTTCCATTGATACTTGTTCCTTGTTGATATGATTGAGAATATCTTACAGTTGTTGGGAAATAAGATTGTTTAGCATTTATATCTACAACTAAAGGCCTAGAATTTGAATTAGTTTTAACATTGTAAACATCACTAAAAGAAGCATCATCTATTTCTATGTTAATAGTATTCAAAGGTGTTACAGTCATTGTAAATGCACCTGAGTGTAAATCAATAACATTAGAATCATTTGTAAAAATTAACATTGCCTTATATCCGGCAGGTACTTTTACAATAGCATCTATGTTTATAGGATACTCAACATTAATAACATTTACTTGTTGAGGATTTAATATTTTAACATATGAAGCATTAGATGCGTTATACGTTTTTATATAAGCACTAATAGAGGTAGTTAACTCTGAATTGCTGCTATGTATTTCAAATGAAAACTTAAATCTTACATTATAATCAACGGAAGATTTGTTCCAATAATTATAATTCGGGTCACTAAATTGAGGGTATACACCATAAGCTAGTGAAGCAGTAGTGTTTATAGAGTGTCCTATATTATAATTTGTAGTAGTTATATCTTGACTTGAATCACCTATTTGATATGTAACATAAGAGTTACTATAATTACTTATACCTACTGCATTTATCTGATAACTAGGACTTATAACTACATTTCTGTTTCTATAAAACACATCTCCATCCTGGAAATCAATTATTGCCGGTTGAGACCCTGTTTGACTTTGAATGTTTCCTAAATGTAAACCATTTGAAATATCATATTTCTCTCCTATCTCAAAATAAGTCTGTTGACTTGTAGATATTACACTAGCCTTATTATATATGAATATTTCATAGTTCTGAAAGTCAGGTGTGCCATCAAAAGCAAACGTAGAACTAATGTCATTAGTAGGATAATATATTTTAATATACGCACCATCCTTGGCTATACCATTCATTACAGGGTTAGTATCTACACTTAATATTTCATAATCAAGATTCATTCCTGAATAATCATTTGCCTGTACTCCAAGTGCATTAAATCTCTTAATAAATCTAACTCTATCTCCTGTAGTAAAAGTATAACCTACAACCCCCTCAGTAGCCTTTATTTGTAAATTGTAATCGTATATATTATCTATTCTTAAATAAGAATACTGCTGTCCTATAGGAGGAGCAACTGATACATCTTTATCAGAAAAAGAACCACTAGATACCCAATACAAAGCCTTATCACCATAGTTTAGGTTACTTGTCCTTACTACTTGATAATAAGCAGCCCATGATGGGGGAGTATTATTTATTGTTAAAGTTCTTTTAGTTAATATTTGTGTCTCAGGTTCAAAAGCTCCACCTACCTGAGTAGTAAGTTTTAATCCTGTTGATGTATTTACTCCATTTGTCTTACCATCTGCATCGTAATAAACAATACCATATTGATAAGAAGAGTTTGCATATAATGTATATAAAACATCCCAATTAGGATTAGCTATAGTAGAATAATTATATCTGTATATTGTCCCACAAAGTACAATATTACTATGTGTTATTATTAATGAATTTGTTGATGTAGTAACTGTATACCCTGCTGCAATAGCTGCTGCTGATAAACCTGCAATAGCAGAAGATATACCCTGAGTTGATTCAGTATAATAAAAAGACATATCTGTATTAGATAATGTCCTTGCATAAACATTAAAAGTAGTATTAGGTAGTGCTGCCAAAGTACCGGCACTTGAACCTATTGTACCATCTAAAACTATCTTTATAGAATTACTACTTATGCTTTCGGCAAAAAATAATAATCCATTTCTTGAATTTATATTATCAGTTGTAGTAGACTGAGAAATAGAAGCAGTTACAGGAACGTTAGCATACCCTTCTGTAATACCACCGTATATAAGAACTGAACCATTTAATAACTCCTGAGTATTAGCTTTTAATGGAACATAGTCAAATAAAAGTATTTGTTCTGTTTCTAATACAGGTATATAAACTCCATCATTATAAAAATTAAACTCCCATAAATCGTTATTAGGGATACTTAATAAAGTCTTATCAAAAGATTGTATTAAACTATATAGACTTGTAGCACCTTCTCTTGTTTGTCTAAAAGCAACTTCTATTTTTTTAACATTAACATCTCCTGTATCAAAGTACATTTTAATGTTATTATTTAAAAACTTAGCATTGCCGGCAGTACCATCATTGTTAGGTAAAAAAGGCAAAGCCGTTTTACTACCTGTACTCCAAACACTTGTTTCGTTATCATCATATACAAATCTGTATATAAATTGAAACAAACCATTCTTTAAATTATTACCTGTATAAGTTGTATCACAAGCGTAAACAGATTTAATTGGATTAGATGGAGGCATCTTCGCAACATCTATATAACTTCTTTTAACAAAGCTATATGTGTTAGCTAAGTATCTTTCTACATTTAATTTTGTTGGTCTTTTTAAAGAGTCTACAAAAGATAATAAATCTCCATCAGTATTATCACCGTATATTAAATTTATGGAATCAATAGGTGTAGTTAAATTAAACCCTAATATATCACCATCTGTGTTTGCTCCGCATTGAATTAAGGTTTGGAATGTTTCTGTTTGAGTATTAAAAACATATATACCATTATGACCTAAACTATTATAATTAAATATAAATACACGATTATTTAATGAATCATAAAATGTACCTATAGTTTGGTTTACACCCGATGGTAAATATGAATTAGTTACAAGTCTGTTACCTAATGTAGATTCCATTCTTGTATTACCAGGGTTACCCCTGAATATCGCATTACTAGATGTCCTATGATGCCTTGCAGGTAAAGCATCATTAGGGTCATCATAATTCATTATACCGTTAAATATCTTATTCTCTATTGGCATATATTATCCTTTAACCGCTAAGCGTTCTCCTTCACGGAAATATTGTTCAGCAACTTGTAAACGGAATGGTTTAATTCGTTTTCTAGCTAATTTCTTTTGAGAGTAATATTCTTTTTGTCTAATAGTTTTTTCACTAATATTAACAAGTCTTGTGCTAGGCAATGACTGAATATCCTTCCATCTTAACCAAGCTATTAAAGCTTCCTGAGCCTTGAAGTCAATAGTATAATCATCATCCATTACAGGGCTGCTAATATACTCTAATACTATTTGAGAGTAATTAAATTGAGGGTCCAATATTATAACTCCATTCTGAGCATCTACTTTACACTCCCCTGCTTGCACTAACCCTGAACCCGCACCAAAGTAATGTTCATAACCCTGGTCATCCCAATAGCCATACCAATAAGGATATTGAAGATAGTTTATATCAGCACCTAAAGAAGAAGCTATATCTTGTAACCTATTAGGATGAGTGTCTTTATATGTAGTAAGTTGGTCATTAACTCTTAATGTAGCTAACTCACCTAATGAATTAAATATACCTACTCTTACCCAATCAAGGTAATCATCAGGTAAATCTACAGTCAAGTTAGGGTTAACATTTATTAAGTCTATCTTAGGAGTCCATGTTACATCTAATCCAAGGTCTGTTAAACCACGGAAAGCAAGTACCCATAGTCTTCTAAAGTCCTTAGTAGTACCTCTGCTTTCATCAATATACATATTGACAATCTCTGAAAGCTTTACGTATTTCTGTATTTGATTTTCTTGGTTTATCATTATACTCTATCTTTTCCGTCTGTTACTTCATCTGAATTGAAACCTTTTCTTTGTACTAATTTAGCAAATACTGTACTATAAACAAAGTCTATAGCATCAGGTGGAACATTAATAGGAGCGTTTAAATCACTCGTAGTCATGGTAGCCATTCTAACATTTAACTTTGTTCCTACAGGTAAATTAGTCTTAACATATATAAATATCTTATTACCTTCAATCCAATAATAAGCAGCCTTTGGAGGAGAAGGCATAAACCTAAAGTAATCAACTTGGCTAGATGATACATATATTACAGGCTTACTTTGACCTTTAATACCAACAAAAAAGCATCCTTGAACTGCTGAGTTATCAGGTAGTCCTAAAGGAGGATGAGGTATTGTAGAAGTATAAAATCCTGTGTCAGCATCTTTTACTAAAGATGTTATTTGAAATGTACTTATATAACCATCAGGTACAGTCATTATACCTGTTACAGCATAATTCTCATTAGTCTGTTTTGATATAGAATCTGCTACTGCATCGTTAATAAATAACAATATCTCATTATCAGTAAGCACAGAAGAGTCACTAGGGTAGTTATTGTAATAACTTCTCCTAACCCTATCTATCATTTGATTTGTAGTAACTACCATTATTCTCCGGTTTGTATTACAGAATTGCCATACTGAACATCATTAGGCTCTTTCAAAGATACACCAATTATTTTAGCTGCTCTAGCTATTAACTCATCATAATCATTTTCTAACCAAGTAGGTTGAACACTACCTGTAGATGTGTAAACAGGTCTTCCATTTCCATCTAATGTATAGTTCCATTTTACATCAGTAGGTGTAGTTAAATATTTAATAACCACACTTGTTAATGTAGTAGGGTATACTTGGTATGAGCTTTTTTCTTCTATATAAAAAGCATTATTCTCATCTATAGGGTCTATAGAGTCTTGCATTCTTTCGGCAAATCTATCTTCCTCTATTCTATATACACGGTAATTACTTGGTGTATACATAGCCAATAGTTTATTAATATCACTTGGCTTTGTTACAATACCTGATGAAAGTATTTGGGTAGATGTTTTTTGGAATGGCATTAGCCTAGTAACTATATTATCAGTCATTGATAATCCTACCCTAGGAACAGGTCTTCCATATTGGTATTGTTCTATTCTTCCTACTAGAAAATCATAGTAGTTCCTTTGAGCTGTATTAAATGCGTATTCAAATTCAGCAGGAGGTAAACTACCTAATTGATTTTTTCTAACAATGAATTTTAATATGGAGTATACTTGGTCAACAGTCATTGTAGATATTTTCACAAATATACAAAAAAATCCCCCGAAATCAATCGAGGGACTTTGCTTATCTTAATAATTGATTATTGCTTCTTTCTTAATGCCTCGTTAATTTTTTTAACGTTTTCAGGAGTTTCAGACTTTGCTTCTTCAGGAGCTTTAGCAGACTTAGATATTTCTTCTAATTTTTTAGTCCATGCTCCGTGAGCTTTAGAAGTCATATCACCTAACTCGCTTATAGACATTTCTTGTGTTTGACCATCGTGAGTTAACTGAGCTTTTTTAGTTGCTTTATTAATCCTAACAGTAACACCTTTTAAAGGACCCTGTCCTGCAAAATCAGCTTCGTCTTTTCCAACACTAGCAGTTGTCTTAAATAGTAAACCTATCTTACCATAATGCTCACCTGCAATAGATTTTCCTATACTATCTCCAACTTCTGCTCTTCTTTTCAATTTAGCATAGTCTGGTTTTTCACCCATCCCTGTTGAATCTGATGAAGATTTCATCATTAGTTTTTTATCGTCTGCCATTTTTTTTATTTTTTTTTGTTATTTTTAACAAATATACGGAATATATTTTAATTACAATTGAGTCTTCAATGTTCTTAAGAATGCTTCACCTTCAGTAGAACTAGCATAATCAACGATAGCATCTATCTGATTTTTATTAGTAGGTATCTCAGCAATCATTTGTTTAGTTAAAACCCAATGCACTTGACCCTTAACTAATCCTGTTGTAATAACTGAGTTATTAAGAGCTTTCTCTACAATAAATCTAATCTTAACTTTAGGATTGTTAGCATACAATAAGAACTTCTCAGGAGATTCTAATGCCTTAGATTTGTAATCTTCTCTGATAGCATCAATATCTCTTTCTTCTCCTGTTGCCGGATGAGTAAATGGTATACCCAAGAACTTAGCATGAGGTATCATATCTTCTTCGGAAGCAGAACGAGCAACATCATATGCTCTATCTTTCTTCTTACCAAGGTCAATAACATTATCATCTGTATTTACAAAGTCTAATAATCTATATAAGTTATTAATATTTTTAAACTTATTTTTTTGCTGCTCACATTGATTATTTATCTTCAAGAAAAGTATAAGCTGCTTCTTCCATGATGGAACTCTTAGGTGTCCATTCTCAAATACAATTTCATTTGTTTGTTTGTTAGCAATATTTTCAGGTAATGCACCATTAACTTCTTGCTCATCAACAAATATACTATTAAGTCCATCTACATATCTAATCTGTCTAGGCTGTAAATCAGGCTCTTCTTCTGTACCAAAATTCCAAAGAATAACATCTTTATTAGAAATCATTACTCTTGGAGGGAATACACTAGAGCCTTCATAATACTTAGGGTGTTCAGTCACCAATCTAAATACATAGATTTCAGGTTCTTTTTTAATTTTTTTAACAGACGCACTCTTTGACTTTAGAGCTGAATCCGTTCCGATTGAGTTACTTGTCAACTCGGATAGTGATTTTGCCATAGTTTATTTTTTTACAAATATATTAATAATATCTAACTAACAAAAGAAAAGCCACATATATTTTCAAGACATTGTGGCATAAAAAAAGCCCCTTTTTTAAGGGGGCCCTTTTAATTATTCATCACTCAAAAACTATACACCTTTGAAGATAGCGTATTGGTTAGCAGCAAAAGTACGAACACCTGGGAAAGACAACATTGTAATGGTCTTTTGAGCGTCAGTAGTTTTGTTCTGAGGAGCTAACATACCTGTTTCAGTAGTAAGGATTCTTTGTCCGTTTACTTCTTGGAACACGATTTGGAAGCTAGGGAATTGTTTTCCTGTCTTAGCATCACTATTGATTTTTTGAGGAATCAAACAACCATAGTTACGTTTTTCAGGAGTCAAAGAACCTGGAGCAATTTGGTATACAGATTCAGGGCTAAACATATTGTTCAAGAAGAAATGGAAAGTATAACCATCAATAGTGAAAGAACTAAATCCGTAACTTACCGCAGCTTCTTGGTTTCCACCAACTGAACCATAAAGGATAGCACCGTTATTGTATTTACCAAATAACAAGTCGTTAATTTCTTGTCTTTGATAAATATCTTGTAACCAATGGTACTCACCTGCACCACCATAGAAATTCAATGCACGAGTCAAAGTATGAACATCACTCAAAGCAGCAGAACCTGCAGTGTACTGAATAGTAGTACCGTTAGCTGCTACTCTTGGTAACACACCTGTTGTACCTACTGTACCATTGCTTAGGTTATCTACAGCAGTTCCTTCCATTACTTTAAAGAACATTTGATTCATGTAACGACGATTCATATCATCCATCGCTAAGTAGTAATAGTAGTATTGACCATTACCAAAATCAACTTCATTCTTTTCAATATCAGCACGGTCAGTGATTGTATAATCATCACGGTGTTCAGTAGTGGTATTGTAAATTTTATCTAACAATGGAGAGATACCATCTAATTTACCTGATTGTTCTCCAACGTTTACAGCACCTCTTAAAAGCAAATATTCACCTGCAACTAAGTTAGATGAACCTGCAGATACAAAAGCATTAGCAGCTTGTAAAGGAGTGATTGTAGCTGTGTGAGCATAAGCAGTTCCTTTGTTGATAGCAGTGATTTGTCCTTCAAGACCTGATGTCATGATACGAACAACTTCACCAACACGAACTGGAGATTCTGTACCTGAACTGTAGTAAGACTCAGTATCTAAAGTAACTGTAACAGCAGCACCTGCAGCAGGAGCAGTAACAACAGTCTTAACTTTAACTGCCTGATGTAAACCACGTTTTTCATAATGGTAGAACTGACGGTTATCAGACTTGGCTTCTACTACTGAATTACCTAAAGCCATTTGAACCATGGCATAGTTTTCAGCACCATATTTGCGTACTAAGTTCTTTTCAAAAGAACGGTCAAAAATATTCAAGTCATTTAGCAACTGCCTGTTACCGGCTGATAATGCTATACCTGACTGTGAATAACTAGGGAAAGTATTCGTTGGCATATTTAATTATTTAATTTTTTTAGGTCCGACGGGTTAAGTGTCCCATGAAGAGCTTGTCGAACATATTACTCTCTTCATCGGATGCGTTAGGTCTAAACGTTGGAGTCGCTTCATTGTCAATTGAGATATTCTTGCTCTTTTTAAGAATCTCTAGTCTTGTCTGATTTACCGCTTGTGAAACAGCAGAACTGATTATCTTATCAAGATTATCCGCAACATACAAATGTTTTACAAGTTCATCTCCTTTATACTGACCGTCTTGGTAGTATTTAGAGGAAAGATAAGCTTCTAAATTTTCAGCCCCTTCACGGTACTTTGATAACTCCTGTGAAGGAATTTCAAACTTACCATTAACGGACAAATTTGTTTTATCATCCCTCCATGAGAAAGGAAGATTATTTACACGCTTTTCAACATTGCTTAATGAAGATAAAAACTTACTCCTTTCTTCTTGGGATTCAGCATCATCAAACTCTTCAGCTTGTTGTGATTGCGGTTGCGTGTACTGCGGAAATTTTATATCCTCAGCCGACTTTGAAAAGAACTCTTTAGCGTTTTCTACATCTAACTTTATTCTTTGATTTAGTTTCTTCTGCTCTCTTCTTAATTTAGTGTCGTCAAAAGCAAATTCATCTAAAACATATTTCTCATTATATTCATCTTCAATATCCTGTGAATCAAACTCAGGATTATTTGCTTTTATATAAGCCTTCAATACAGCATCGTCTGACTTATCTTTTAAGCTATCTGCAAATGTTTTCTTCTGTAATAAATCTACTACCTCATTTATTTTTCCTTCTGCAAGCATATTGTAAATAGCTGCAGTTGTTTCATTCTCAAACTTACCTACTTGGGAATTATCAGTATTCAAAACATCTTCTAGCTCTTCCCAACTATTATATCTACCGCCTGTTCTTTGTCTGATGAAATCTTCTTCATCTAAAACATCATCACTAATATTACTAGCTTCATGACCATTAAAGAAATAAGTATTTATAAAATCATCTCTTTCTTCATCACTCATTTCAATGTTAGAAGCTTCGTCGTAATGCTCAAATGTTTCATGTGAAACATCTGTAGATATGTCATTTAAAACATCATCTTGACTAAATTCATTACTATGGTTTTCTTCTTCACTTTCTTCTTTTTCTTTTAAAGAGTTAGCATACTCTTGAAGTATGTCTGTACTAGAAGAACTTTGTGTTGTCGTTTGTTGTTGTTCAGCATACTCCTGAACGATGTCATTATTTTCCATATTTCTTTTGTTTATGGGATTTACTTGTCCTAAAACTATTCACAAATATATATAGAAAGTTTTGTAATTCAAAAAACAAAAAAGGGAAGGGTAGAAACCCTCCCCCTAACACATGAAAAAAACACACAAACTATTGTTGATTATCTTGTTCTTCTTGTCCTTCACCCTGGCCATCTTCTTGTTCACCTCCTGCTTGCTGTGTTTGCTGTGCCTGCTGAGTTTGTTGGCCTTGTTGCATCTTCTCTTGAACTGCAGATGACAATATAGTATCAATCATTTGTTTTAAATCAGATGGAACTTCTTTCCCACTATTCAAAGATACGGTATACATAGCAGATGCAAACTTCAATAACTCTAAATCCTTATCAGCACTTCCCTTGCTATTCTCAACCATAACCTTAGACTGAGCTCTCAGTTGTTCTAACTGAGCATCTTGTTGCATACTAGCCTGAGATGATTGTTGCTGAATCTGAGCATTCATCTGAGCATTCTTTTGAGCAGTCTCTTCTGCTTCCTTCTTAGCTCTCTTCATTGAACGAGAAAGATATAACTCAGCTAACTTAACATCTTCAATATTCTTAATCTTAAATACCTGTTCGTAAGTAATAGCTCCAGCCTGTACTGCTGTATTCATTAACTGCTGTAACTCAGCTCTCTGTTTGTCATCTGATATTAAATTAACCTTAACATCAAATGTCATATCTATAAGACTCATTTCATATCCTTCAAACTCTTTGAACTTAGAAGCTTTCAATACAACTAAATCCCAAAGCATCATTGAAATCTTTTCACAAGTCTCTTCCATCAATGTAGTGTAGCCATCGTATATAAATTCAATAGCATTATTAGAAGCAGATATTTGGTTCTGCATTACTCCAAGTCCGGTCTTAACTGGTACACTTGAACCATCCTTATATTCTGATATACCCATCTCTTCTCTTAATCTATCTAACTCAAAGTTGTACTGCTGAACTAAAGTATTCAACTGAGCAACGTTTGCATTAGAAGCCAAAGGTTGAATAGGGGGTGCTTTTCTTTCTCCGTCATCACCTGTTGAATCCCAATATACCCTACCTGTTTGGTCATACACCCTCATTAACTTTAATGGGTCTGTTGTATTACCTAAACCTAAATCAACATCTCTAAGCCCTGATATATCAACCATGAAACCATCGGGCCTCATTGTAGCAATCAACTGCTGCATCTTTAAACGAATAACAATCATTTGTCTAATAGGACCCATAGCCTTCTCAATCATAGAAGGAACTAAGCTACCATTAGAGTTAGGGCATATTACTGAGTAATTAAAAAACGCATCAACAGTATTATCGTATGGTCTAGGAATATCTTCACATACATCCCACTTCAACATTATGTCTGTATCAACTACATACATACCATTGTAGATGTTCATTTTCTTAGACTCTATAACCTCTCCATTTATTTCCTGACCTGCCGGTGCTACTGGCTTACCTTGTTTTGGAACTACTAATAAATTACCAAATTTATTTTCAGTCTTTACAGAGTATTCAACATCGGTAGTCTTTACTTCAAAGTCGAACACCAATACCGAATAGTCGTCATAGGGCCTAAGCTCTGTATATTTGTATGAGTCTTTCCAATAAAGGTTTTCACTTCTCTTAAGTTCTCTAGAAGCTTTCTGAGCAAGCTTGAATAATGTTTCTTCATCTATATTGAATTTTCTTCTTATAGTAGAAATCTTCATTGGCTCAACCAAACCTATATAAGCTATATCTTTACCGTTGTCGGTTTCAAATACATTATATATTAAGTTCTCAGGTTTACATCTTTTGATTTTTATATTATTATTAGCATCATAGTAAAGCTTAGTACAAGCAAAATTACAATCTATAATATCTCTAATCAGTTGTCTTTTAAGAACATTAATATCGTTATCATCTAATACCTTTTTAATCTTTGTTTCAAAAAGTATCTCTTCGGGAAGTCTATATTCTAAATCAAAATACAAAGCAAGTTCATCTTCATCTTCCGGCATGAACTTTTGGCTTTCTATCTTGTGGCCCATTTTTTCTTCTAAGGCTTGAATCTGTTCTTTATTCTTAAGCCTAAACTTTGCTTCTTGTTTTTCTAGTTCTTTAATATTAAAGCTAAGGTCATCAGTCGCCTTTACAATAGGCACTTCTCTTCTAGACATAAATTGCCCTAAGATTATTTCAACAAACTTAGGAGCTATCTTAATAGGACTCCAATCAAGGTTGATAAAAGACTGATTGCCTTCCACCCTCATTAGGTCCATAAATTCTTTTGTATTATTTGTACCGTAACTAAACTCACGGTTGGCTCGCCACTGTCTGTAGCGTTTACCATAAAATCCATCAAAGTTTCTGTCGGCTCCGTTGAAGATTCCTTTTGCAACTTTTAAACCATAATCCTTCTTTCTCTTTTGGGATGGTTTATCCATGTGCATCTGCAACAATTCCTCCATGCTAGAATATGTCATTAGAATACATTTAAGACAAATGTAAGAAAAATTACTTAGAAGTAGGCTTTCCTGCTGCTAGTGCTCCGCCTTTTTTTGTTCCTACCGTTGTACTTGTACCACCCTTATCCTCAGATACATATGGCAAAGGATAGTTCTGATAGAAGAAAGGAGTCTTCTTTTTCTTCTTTTTTATTTTCATAATATATTATTTACTCCATTTTTGCAGATATTCATAATGCAGCTTATCTATAGGTTCACCCTTCATCTTCTTATTATCCATCCAGGCTATAAGTACATCCCTTCTTTTATTTAAGTCTCTAGGGATACTCTTTATATTTGATTCCCAAAAAGGCTGCATCATAGTTCTATACCAAATAGACTTCTGTTCTTTCTGTTCAGTTGTAAATATCCTACGAGGCCTCTTATCTTTTTCCGCAACCTTGAATATCGTAGTGCCCTTGTTTGCTTTGTTCTTTAAGAAGTAGTGCATACTAGACTTCCAAAGCTCGCATACATAATCAATCTTCTTCTTTCCTATGTCAGATATATAATAGTACCTAGAATCTTCTGCCTTCAATATAAGGCCTTTGTTTACTAGGAAGTTCAGGTCAAGCTGCTTAACGTACACTCCTGTGCCGGCTACCTTCAAATCAGCTCTTATCCTTTCTAGCTTAGCATAATCTGTATTGTAAAGATATGAAAGAATCACTAATCTTTTTGTGCTAAGGTCTACTGAGGATGTAGCGTATATCCTGTTGGAGGCATATATATTAAATATAATATTATCCCTCTTCCTTAAAGTCCTATGCAATTTTTTTATATACCTTTCTCTTTTGAGTACCATACTCTTAAGTACCTTCAAGGCATATCTATATGGCCCTAGTAGTTTCTCTTTTAAAGAACCCACATCTATATTCATTGTTACATTGAGCCCTTCATGTGTTATTGTTTTACTTTTTATCATCCTTTGTGTTTTTAACTAACTGCTCTAATAGTGGTATACCTTTCTTCTCCACTTGTTTAGCTTCATCTTCATCCATTTTTAAGTAGTTGATTCTCAACCAATTAACTGTATCTGCAGTTTCTTTTAAGGCTGCTGCTAACTTGATAAACCTTTCAAATGTTTTATCATCTGCAGTCAAGTCAAGTTCAAATGAATTAAGATTACTTGATACTTCATTAAGCTTTCTATTTAAAGCAAAATACAAGGCAAACATTCCGTCTGTCTTGTATAGCTTCAACTCTTGTTCTATAGTCATTAGTTTAATATTATATCTATTGGTATTTCCGCTTCCTTACCTAGTACGGCTATATGGAAATAACCTTCTAATATGTTTTCGTATATGTCATCTATATCCTGGCTACTCAATGGGTTATTAACATCTGATATTATATAGTACCCATATATAGACTCATCATGTGAATTATTTATTGCGTGTTCAATTACATTGTCATACGAGCAGCCAAACCTTGATAAGACATTCTTTGAATTGAATAACAAAAATATACCCGGTGTTACATCTTTCTCATTCTTAAGGTTTGATATATCATAAACATCCGCAACCAATGGAATAGCCTTCGTAGAATTAATTATTAGTAATTGGTATATAGCTCTTGCTGTCATATACCAAAAGTAACAATCTTAATTAAATACTCCAAGTATGTCTTCACCCCAAATTCTTATAGCCCTTCTTTCTATGTTATTAAAATGATATACCATCTCGTAATCACTATACTTATAACATAGTACATTGTCACCTGGCTTAACTCTAGTAAAGTCTTTTGGTGTAGATACTATCTTAAATTTATGGTCATCCTTACGTTCAAAGGTTGTTAAGATATTAGTCTGCTCTTTTATCATTATTCTTTCTGCTATACAGTTTGAATAGATAGGCTCTAGCTCCCCTGTAACTTTGTTAATCTTTGCGTACAATAAATTATTACAGAACAGCGTTAGTATTACAGTCTGCTCATCTATATTCTTTTCTATTCTAATAGCATCGTTAACAACCATGTTATGATGTACAATAACAATATCTCCTACATCTACTTGGTCTATATCATCAGCCTTAGATATCACCTCACATACAGTAGGGTTTATCTCTCTACTGTTCTCCCCAAACTTTCTACCTATATACAACTGAACAACTGACCCATCAGGTCTTGTTACTTTATGTGTTTCTTTTTGTTCTAAATAAGCTTTAACTATTATGTGTCCTTTTCTTGGTGTCATGTTTTATTTTTTAGTTGATTCTCCATCCTTACCGTTCCTAGCTCTGTTTGCTGTTTGAGATTCGCTAACAACCTTTCCTGACTTAGTATGGCTCATATCCTTACCATCTTTATTACCGTAAGTTCCAGCGTCTCTATTGGCCTTATTTAGCCTTACACGATACTTCTTTCTTTCGTCAGAAGAATGATACTCTTTATTATACTCGTTCTTTTTCTTACGAGCCTCAGGATTGTTTTGAAAGTATTTAGCCGACTCTGACTTACCCTTCTTACTTCCTGCTAGACTATTTTTCATACTATTTCTTTTTATGAGCGTTAGCAAATTTCTTGGCAGACTCTACACTACCAAATCCCCAAGCCTTCAAAGCTAATGCTTTTCTAGTAGGCTCTCCATTTGGTTTTTTCATAGGCCCTTTCATAGCAGCAAATCTAGCTGCAAAAGATACCCTCCTAGGATTAGTACCACTCTTAACAGGAGCTTTCAAATGGCCACCTGTTTCTTTATTATAGGAAGCTCTACCTTTTGCATTTAGACCTCCCTCAGGATTCTTACCTTCTTTTTTTTGCCAAGCTGAACTCATATATCATACTTTTTAATTATTCCTTTTAACTCCTCTATAGACCATTTCTTAACTCTATTCTTTATGGCTATACCTTCCAACTCTTTAACTGCTTTCTCACCTATCTTATTTACAAGGCCTATTCTATACATTGCCTGGTTACCGTGTAAAAATAAGTTACATCCTGCACATTGCAAATTTACATTCCATTCGTCATACCTCAAAGCGGAGAATCCCTTTACCGGGAAATAGTGTCCTGCCTGATTGCCGGCATTACTTCCGCAAGAAATACATTGTAACCCCTCATCCCTATTTCTTATATATCTGTTAAACACTACCTGAGTCTTCTTTAACATATCAGGTAACGATTCTTTTGTTATCTTCTTTGTGCTACTTCTAGTTGTCTTAGGTTTCTTAGAAGCCTTGTTCCGTGTATTGGTCCTCGTCGAATAACTCATTAAGCATTTCTTTTTGTTTGTTAAACTCAATAGAAGCAGCTCCCTTCTGTGCCTCATAGTATCTTATCTTGTCCTCATTTAACTGAGCTAGAGTATGGTGTAGTATAAATTTAACAACACCTATCTGTACAGTATGAGCGTGCTCATCACAGTATCCAAAACTTATCCCACTAGACTTTAAAGCCTTGTGAACGTGCTTGTTGCAGATGTAACAGTTCATTCGTATATCTCTTTTATTGAATAATATATATATTTACAGAAGCTCTCTACTGCATCTATAATAGCAATAGCTGCTGACATTAATACTAATAAAGGTAACACAACTATTGTTATAACTATCTTTTTAACTAAACTCATCTTAATTTGCTTTTAGGTATTTCAAATGTTCTTATCTTCTCTATATTGTTATCCTTGTCAAACTCACAAGTATCATGATACCACTTAGACCTTGAACCCTTATATATCTTAGCAGGGTTTATAAAATAGTAATCAGTGCCGGCCTTCCTTACCATAAACTTCTTATCCAATAAATCTATTAACCCCCTATAGACCGTTCCTCTGCTGCTAAGCTTAAACTCAGCAATCAACTCCTGTACATTTAACCTAACCATGTCATCAGCAATCTCCCTAAACATATAAGTCAATATCTTGATAGCCATAGAGTTCAACTCACTCAAATCCTCAAAAGCACTGCTATATATTCTAACATGACTCTCAAAGTCTGCAACATTATACTTAACCTCACCTGACTTCAAATCAACCTTAGGTATATTCCTGAACTGCTGATGGTCTACTCTAAATGGATTATAGTCATATGTTGGATAGCTTGTGATACTCATAACACAAATGTACTAATAATTTGAACATTAACAAATTTATTATACAACTATTATTTAAGGTAATTGTACTAATAATTTGAACACTGCAGTATCTTTTGTTCAAATAATTTGATAGGTAGTTGTTACCTGTATTGGGTTTCAGAGGAAAGATAATAATAGTATTATGTAGCGAGACGAATTAGTGAGTCGCAGCGTGGCCTACTCTAGGGTGAATAATAAAACCGGGTACGGGATATGTAAATCAAATGGGGTCCATAGTACCACAAGAAACGCATGGGTGGAGTGCAAATTAAAATAACTAAACCTGTGTACATACATATATGTCAATACGCGTATGTGCATACATTGAATTAATTAGTTCAAATGAGTAAGGATAAGCAAAGGGTAGTGACTCCCCTTATCCTCTTATTTATAGGCACGTATATATATCTTCAAATAAAAATGAATAATGAATAAGCCTATACTATATTAAGTATGTGCTACTAAAGTATGTGCATAGGGTCTTCGAAATATATTAGATACTATTCTTTACCTTAATATTATACACAATTATTTATTTCCTTTCTTTCTTTTCTTACTTTATTTGCTGCTATATTTTTACTGAGTTATTAGCCTACTTTTTTACTTATTTTTTTATTGTATCTTTTATTATTTATTACCTATTTTTTACCTTATTTTTTCTGTAATATAGTTACCAGGGAAATGCTATACTAATTTTTTTAGTAAAATTTTGCTAACTTTTCCTGTTATTTTGCTAATTTTTGCTAAATTTTGCTAAATGTTTTTTGCCCTATTTTTTTATCTTTTTGAAATTATTTTTATGATGTTATGTTAAAATGTGAAAGCCTTACTCTTATTGAATACTAGGGATTTTGCAGCCTATTTTTATACCCAATTTTAACATTTGTCTTTTGTACATTTTTGGAAAATAAAAAAATTGACCCCATATTGCTTCCGATTTAAAAACATAAACACATTTTTCAAACACAAAAATTTTCAATCATGACAAACACAAACAATTCAGCAACAGTAAGTTTCACATTAGACGCCCTATCTTTCACGAATGATAAGGCAGCTACATTTTCAGGCTTAAGTAGGTCAACTACTTTTAACGTGGCTTCGGGTCAAACGTGGGGTAATGGCCTTGCCCCCTTATTCACCGACCTATTAAATAATATGTTTTTAGGTATTGCAAAGGGTCAACCGATTGAGTGGGCAATATCAATCGAAGTGGATGGCAATAGTATACTTGTTGAGGGTAAGGAAACCATGCGTAAAGAACTTGTAAGCACTGCAAAGGCTATTTTTTCAACTATTCGCAAACAATTTGCACCAAAATTGCTAGTTGATACACAGAATTTGCCATCAGTTGTTAACATCAAGAAAGCAATGAAAGATAACGAAAGCAAAAGATTGACTTTCGAGCAATTAGCACTAAATTAAGTTATAAAGGCCTTTACCTTGCTGCAAATAGGCAAGGGTGAATATCGAATATTCAAGGCCTTTCAGTTCTTTAAAATACATTCTAAATACCGTACGTTCGTTTGGTTAAGCTAACTACTTAACAGGGTGAACAATTATTTTTAGAATTTATGTAGTTCCTTGAAATACTGTATTAACCTGTAAACTAACTGTAAAGTTTAATTATTTCCACATATTAGTATGTGAGTTATAAAAAATTTTACAGCAAAAGAACTTATTTATAATTATTGAAAGGTTAATACATTCGAAAATCATACAATACTAGCAAAGTTGTATGATAGATAATAAAAGTTAATAATTAAAAGGCCCTATTTATTAGGGCTTACATTCATATTTGCCCGTACGGTTAAGCCGTGAGATTCGATTCTAATACGGGCCTATAAACATTTATATATGGCAAAGTATAGTAAAAAAATAGTCGAGGATATAGACGGTACTCTAATATTATTTTTTTGGCAGGATAGGAAAGGCCTTTATACTAAGCCCATGCTTGATTCATGGGAAAATAAAACAGAGTACGGAAGAGTAATTATTCAATTAGAAAATAAAAAGTTGGCTGCAAAAAAAATAGAAAGAATAAAAAATATTGCAGACGCAAAAGTACCTAATTTTTAAACAAACAAAACAAATAAACACATGGCACAGAAAATCAAAACAATCCTACAAAAGATTAAAGACTATTTAAACTCAAACCACGGAGGAGTATTACATTCAAACATCTAAACACATGGAAACACTACTGCACATCCTAGGCCTTTGTCCGGATAGCAATGCACATCCCGACATCATCAATCTTTTATTCATGGCGACTAATGAAATTAAATTCACAATTTTAAACCTATTATCATGGAAGAGATAACTTGTTTTAAATGTAATGACTGTGACAAATTAGTAGAGAAGGGAGACGAAACAATAATCAACAACGACTATACCGTATGTAAAGAATGTTTTGACGATGGAAGCTATTTGTGCTGCGATGATTGCTCCGAGTATACCGATGACTTTACGGAAGTTGGCAACAAAGTACTATGCAATGGTTGCCTAGAAAAGTTACCTACCTGCGGTAATTGCTCCGACCCTATGGCAGAAGATGAGACGGTCCACTATATAGGTGGGGATTCAATCTGTAATAGCTGCTATGAGAGTGGTGACTACGGATGGTGCGAGGATTGCGAAGAAGAGTGTCAATATATGACTGAGGTTAAGTACATCTCTAGAGGTAGGGTTCGTGACAGAATTGTTTGCGATGATTGCAGGGATAGGAATTACATTAGATGTGAACAGTGCTCAGAGCACTTTGGATGTGATGACATAACAAGCGTTGGCGGTGTGGATGTATGTGCAGATTGTATCGAGACGAGTGGTAACTACGATACTTGTTCCAATTGCGATGAGTGGACTCACACTGATGACATGAGTCACAACGAGAGTGAAGACAGATGGTATTGCGATGATTGTTATGGGCAATCAAAGAGACATATCAAGAACTATTCTTACAAGCCAGACGCCAAGTTCTTTGGCAAGGGTGAACTATTCTTTGGCCTAGAGTTAGAAGTAGAGAACGACAAGAAGAGTATTGATAATAACGAGATGGCCGATTTAATTAAGGATGACAATCTTTACTTCAAGTCCGATGGCAGCCTTAAGACTGGCTTTGAGATAGTGTCTCACCCTATGACATTCGAGTACATAATAAAGTCTCAGCTAGAGTTCAAAGATAAGTTAGACAAACTTATAGGCAACGGCTTTAGGTCATACGATTCTACAACGTGCGGTATGCACATTCACCTTAGTAAAAAATCATTCGGCACCTGGCAGCTATATAGATTCATGAAGTTCTTTATAGACAACAAAGACTTCGTTGTATCAATATCCCAAAGGAAGACTGAGGCCCTGCAGAATTGGGCAGCAATCGAGAACGAGAATGATAATGACTTGATATACAAAGCAAAGAAGAAGGCCGGCAACTCTAGAAGATATACAGCTATCAACTTGCAGAACGATGCCACAATCGAGCTGAGGATATTTAGAGGTACATTAAACTTCAACTCATTCATGAAGAATATACAATTCGCTCATGCTATGTTCTGCTTTACTAGGGATGAGAAAGATATGACCGTAGACAACTTTAAGAAATATATAAACAACTTCAACGAGTATTCATTATTAAAGAAATTTTTAAAAGATAAAAAAATATAACATATGTGTATAATAGCAGTTCAACCAAAGGGTAAAAGATTATCAAAAGAGATACTAGAAAATTGTTGGAAGAGAAACTCCCATGGAGCCGGCATGATGTATGCTCACAAAGAAAAGATTGTAGTAGTTAAAGAGTTAAAGAGTTTCGATAAGTTCTACTCTGAGTATAAGTTTGTGTCCGAGATGTTAGATACTAATATTGTTCTACACTTCCGTATAGCAACCTCAGCAGGTATCAACGAGAGAAACATTCATCCCTTTAAGATTAGTGACGAGGCTTTCTTTTGTCACAATGGTATCCTAGACATAGAAGTTCCTTTTAACTCTAAGGACAATGACACTCGTATATATAACAATGCAATACTTAAGGAGCTGCCAAAAGATTTCTATAATAACTATGCGATGCTTAAATTGATAGAGATGTCAATAGGTGAGTACAATAAGTTTGTAATCTTAGATAAGACCGGCCAGTTCCATATTATCAACGAGCAAGCAGGTGAGTGGCATGATGGGTTTTGGTTTTCCAATAGCTCTTACAAAGCATACAAGCAGCCGAAGACTTCTTACTTTACGGATATAAAAGACTCTTACTATCATCCTAGGGAAACTGCGTTCGTTGATGGCGAGTGGGACTTCGATGAGGTAGTAGAAAGATATAAATGTGATGACTGCCATGAGGAGTATAAGTCAACTGAGTTAAGCTACATTCAGGAGTACGAGGCAATACTTTGCAACGATTGCGAAAGCATCTATCAAGAACTAGAAGAGGAAGAAATAATTTATAATAATAAATATAATAAAAGATAAGCCATGACTTCAATAATAAAAGTAAACATTGTAGAGTTAGCATCCGAGTTAGCCGACTACGAACTAACCGAAATTTTGGAAGGTTGTATTAAAATAACAGAAGAGGATGATAATGAAATAAGGTATACCGATAAGGCTCAGGATATATTCAACGACCTATATGACAAATATTATTCACTAATAGAAAACTGTAAAATAAATGAAGGTACTGATAGCCTGTGAGGAAAGCCAGGCGGTCACAAAAGCATTCAGAATAAAAGGGCATGAGGCATACTCATGTGACATAATAGATTGTAGCGGAGGACACCCGGAGTGGCACATAAAAAGAGATGTGTTTGAAATCCTAGATGATGGGTGGGAGCTAATGGTAGCCCACCCCCCTTGTACTTATCTATCTGTTAGTGGAGCGAAACATATGTATAACAAAGATGGCTCAGTAAATGAGCTGCGATTAATAAATCAGACGGCTGCCCTAGATTTTGTCAGGAGGCTTATGGATGCTCCGATAAATAAGATAGCAATAGAAAACCCTATCTCGGTAATCTCTAGTAAGATAAGAAAGCCGGACCAAATAATACAACCATATCAGTTCGGACACAAAGCTAGTAAGTCAACTTGTTTATGGTTAAAGAACCTGCCTAAGTTAATACCCACAATGATTGTGGAGAAGGGAGAGTTCAGAGAATGGATAGGCAAAAATGGTAAATTAAAACGGCAACCTACATGGTACTATGAGGCTTTTATTCAAACTAAGACCGACCAAGAAAGAAGAACATTAAGAAGTAAAACATTTCAAGGCATAGCCGATGCTATGGCTAATCAATGGACAATTTAAAAAATAATAAAATGAAAAATATTATAGAAACAAAAGTAGATTACCTAGACATGGAAGTAAGAATAACTTACAAAGAAACAAGTAGGCCACCTATGCTAATGGTAGAAGAGTGCCATGGATTACACTATATTTCATCACCTGATGTGGATAGAGAGGTAGAAAAAGTAGAGCTTATGCTAGGAGATGATGTAGTAGATGTAACAGACACACTAAAAATAATTATCGAAAAAACATTTTTTTAATCAACAACTTATCCTAACTTTACAGAATGAAATCAGTATTATCAACAACAGGCGACCACGTATTCGTTCAACACATCTTATCCTATATAGTATCCGATGATACTACAATAGTATTTAAAGACATCCTAGGAACGTCTAGGAAATTCTCAGGGACAGAAGAACAGTTCCTTGCGTACTTCACCGCTTAAAATTAATTTTATGTATGTAGTATTAAAGAAAGAAACACACGACCTACCTATCTTAATTAGTACAAAGAATCTATCTTACAATGACTATCTAATGGCAGACTATGTAGAGATATTCTCCGGAACTTTACACGAATGCCAAGATGTTATTGACACACTATTCGATGACATATTCTCTGATTAAAAATAAACACATGACCAATGTAATGTTAAAGATGTTAGCAGAATTTATATCTACTAACTATGACAGTCTTAAGAAAGACTACAACACTCTCTCCGCCCAGGAGAAAGCATCCTATCCTTCGGCTCTATTCTTTATAGCTGTATTCGATAGACTATTAACAGACCAACACAACAAACAAATTAAAGAAAATGAATCTAAAATCATTACTGCAAACGCTGATGCCATCCCTCCACTCTCATAGTTGGGAGTTTGTTAAAGAGTATAACAATCCCTCTAAAACTTATTGCCATCAACACCACAGATGTAGCTGCGGAGATGAGAAGCATGAGATGAGGTTTTGGAATAAGAAACCGGTTGTAAAAATTATTAGAAAGATTAATCATAAGTAACATGGAAAAACACACAGGCTTATCTAGCTTTGCCCATATGGCAGAGCCTGAACGAATGATATTTATTGCTCAGCTAAACCATTTAATGTGGTATAATGAAGGCTGCTTTGAAGAGGCTAAGAAATTAGTTGACGAATGGAAAACAAAGAACACTAAGACGGCAGTGTTCTATCCGAAAATAGAATCATAATCTTACTATCATAAATCTTTAATCATTTAAACAATCAACAATGAAAACAGCAAAAACAACAAAAGCAATCAAAGGGAAAACACCTGCACAACAATTATCTAAGCCAAAAGTAGGTAAAGAAATAGGCAGTAAGGGTGTTGAAAAGTCTCCTGTATTGAAGGCTAAGAAGAATGCATAAGGTAACGGGGGATTAATTTCCCCCTACTTTAAAATTTATTTTAGAATTACACATCATTTACACATATTTATACTATCTTTGTAAAAAATAACACATGAAAGAAAAACAATTACAGAGGTTACAAGCCGAAGTCATCGAAAACGTTACGCTTGCGTTAAGTAAATCATTTGAAGGTTTCCTTAAGGATGACACTATTGCCCTAATGAGTGAACTTATAGAGCATACTGTTATGGGTACGTTCTACGGTTTCGGAGTTCCTGCACACAATCATTTAGAAAAATAAAATCAAACACATGAAAAATCTATTAAAAGCACTAGCTGCTTTCGACAAACAATGCCCAGCAGTTAAGAAGGAAGCAGACAACCCCTTTTTTAAGTCAAAGTACGCTCAATTACATTCTATTCAGTCACACATTAAACCGTATCTAGAGAAGAGCGGGCTGCTTATTACACAGGCTAACACAATTAACGATGGTCTGCCTTATGTATGTACTACCTTGTATCATGTAGAGTCAGGAGAGTATATCCAATCAATTTTTCCAATAGTAGTATCTAAGAATACCGCTCAGGAGTATGGCTCAGCCGTTTCTTACGCTAAGAGATATTCCTTGTCAGGTATACTTAACCTTATCATTGAAGACGAAGATGATGATGGTAACGCAGCATCCCAGGCAGAACCGGATAATAAAGTTTGGTTGAACGAGAACACACCTGAGTTCACAAAGGTTAAAGATGCCCTATCTAATGGCTTTACAATGTCACAAGTTAGGCAGAAATACAACGTGAGTAAAAAAGTAGCAGACCTATTAACTAAATAATATGGAACACAAGCCTGATATGGTTGAAATACTAGCATCAGGGTTAATGTTAACCTGTGCGGTTATGTTAACAATAGTAGTGCTTTATTTAATTTCCAAAATAAAATTATGATAACATTAGATAGTTTAAAAGAAAGACCGTTAAGTTATAGTTCCTTAAAGGCTTTTGCAGTATCACCTAAGCATTATATTAATTACTTAAACAAGCCTAGAAAGCAGACACCCGAACTTTTATTCGGGCAGCTACTTCACTCTATGTTATTAGAGCCTACAAAGTTCAATGATGAGTATATAATAAGTAGGAAGTTTGACATGAGGAAGAAAGATGATAAAGCTGAGTATGATAAAATGGTTGAGGAATCTATTGGTAAGACTATTGTTCAGCAGGACTTACATGAGGAAGTATTCAACTTAGTAGAGTTAGTAAGGAGCAATAAAGACTTTAGAGACTTAATGTCTGCTAATCCTGTTGTAGAGACTAGAGAGTACAAAGAGATTTTTGGATTGCCTTTCGTTATAATTAAGGACATATCTATCGGTGACAGGACTATTGATATTAAGAGTGTTCAAAATGCCTCATTAGAGACTATTACAAAGGACTTCTTTAATTATCAATACTACTTACAGGCTGCAATTTACGGAGGAGATTTTAGCTTCTATATCATTGAGAAGAACGAGCCTTATTATAACGGACTGTTGCCTATCTCTCAGAACTTTATTGACTATGGTAAGTCAACATTAGAAAGATTGTGTGTTGCTTTTAACTATGCGTTGGAGCATCCGGAATCTTTTGATATGGCTTATGAGTTTTGGGATAAGTTCAACGGCAATAAAAGAATAATAAATCTACCGCCATGGGTAAAATAAAAGACTTCTTTTGGTTGATTATAATTTATGCTATTTTAATAATTGAATTTTACATATGCTTTAAAAAATAATAGAATGGAATTACAGGAGATAAGACTTAGAACTATAAAAGATTTACTACACAGGGCACAAAAGCAATCTAAATTATTAGAGCAATTAGGAGAAGAGTTATACTTACAGGCGGGGCTTATTGATGCCCCTCCTAAAGTATTAATGAACTCTAGTATAATACTTTCATTTGTTCAGAAAGAATGTAATGTTGATGTACTTAAAAAGACTAGGGCCAGGGATGTTATGTTTGCTAGAGAGTTAATAATATACCTACTTAAAAAATATACCTACCTACCTCTAATTAAGATAGCTGAGTATTCGGGTGTAGGTGACCATACAACGGCACTACATCATATAAAAAAGGTAAAGAACTTTATAGAAGTAGATGACAATTACAGAAGGAGATTTGATGAAATAGACGAAAGATTAAAACTTTACAATGAAATTTATGAACAAGATAACAGTCTTCAAGGTATTCAGTGAGGTTGACCAACCTTCATACGTTTCATTAGATGCAGTTATTAATGGTATAAGAGATGGTAAATGTAAGAGTCAGATAGATAATATAAGGAGCTGCAAAGATGATGCAGAGATTAAGAAGTTGAAGATGCAGTTGCCTTGCGTTTTATTTGCCGGAGCCTTTGATATACCTATAACAAAGCAAAGAGATAATGGAACATTCTTTAAGAGTTTTAGAAACGACAACTCTCTTTCAATACACTCTAGGTTAGTACCTTTTGATGTAGATGATGTAGATGATGTAGATAGATTTAAAAAAGATATAATTCAGGATGAGTTTATCCATGCAGTATGGAAGTCTCCATCGGGTACAGGTGTACATGGATTAATTAAGATAGCTGACGGTAATAAGCATGAGCAACATTACGCAGCCTTACTTAAGAGGTATCCAATGTTTGACCCTTCCGCTAGGAACCCATCTAGAGTTCTATTCTTTTCTTATGACCCTGAAATCTTAATAAAAGAAGACAGTAAGACTTTCTTTGAGGTACTTGAAGAGGAGAAGTTTGAAGGTATTAAGATGACGCAGATAACTACTGACTATAAGAAGTTGGATATAGCTGCTAAGATGATACGGTCCGCAGAGACGGGGATGAGGCATAATGCAGTTATAAAGTCTTCTTATCTTATAGGTGGTTACATTGCAGGTGGTATAGTGGAAGAGGCAATAGCCAGGGAGGTACTTAGGCACGAGGTATACAATAAGTTTGAAGGCAAGGATATAGAGGATGAGTTTAGGGCCATAGATGACGGAATAAGGCAGGGTCAGTATATGCCTATAAATGAGTTAGCAAGGTATCAGCAAGAGGTAATGGAGGAAGCAGGGATAATGGAGGAGGAGCTTAGCTTCTTATCTTCTAATCCTAATGATGAAGAGTTTATAAGGAGATACAAGGCCGGTCTTATACCGATGGGATTACCTTTTGGTTACGAAGACATGGATAAGTATTTGCTGCTTAAAGAAGGTGAGTTCTATGCTACACTATCTCATAGCCACACAGGTAAGACTACTGTAAACCTTTGGCTTATATTCTTGTCAGCTCTTAAGTATGATTGGGGATGGGTTATTTATACCGGAGAGAATAGGGTTGCATCTGTTAAGATGAAGATACTAGAGTTCTACATGGGTACTAAGATTAAAGAGTCTTATGAAGATAATCTTCAACAAGGTATCAAGTGGCTCAACGAAAGGTTCTTCTTTATTAACAATGAGAATATGCACGGATATAAAGACATCTTAAACTACACAGAGAAAGTATCTAAGTATCATTCTATCAAAGGAGTATTCATCGACCCTATCAACGCTCTTAAGACTACTGACAAGGCTTCTAAATATGACTATGAGATGGAGATGTACACAGATATGCTGCTATTTACTAAGAGGTCTAACATTACATTGTTTATATCTATTCATACAAGGACACAGTCACAGAGAGAAAGAGATAGCAATGGTAATCAGTTAATGCCTTATCCTGCTGACGCTGATGGAGGAGCAGTTCTTTATAACAAGGCTGACATCTTTATTACAATGAATAGAAATATACAAGACCCTGCAACGTGGATGATAACTGAACTGTATATTAATAAGATGAGGAACAAGGAGACAGGTGGTGATGTCACCCCTAGAAACCAGGCTATAAAGATAAAGATGAATAAGGGTTTAGAGTTTACAGATGAAGAGGGCCATCTGCCTATAACTAGAACTTATTTAAAGGCTGCTACTAAGATTATGTATCATGCTCCTACTGAGGATGATGCTCTAATGGAAATTGAATCAATACCTTTTTAATATGAAAATAGACTACAAGATACACGAAATTAAAAAAGATATATTCGCAGTAGTAGTCCCGGACACTTACGATAGGTGTATGCTATTCCTTAAGGCTCAGGAGTTTTATGAGTCTCCTGAGTTTAAGGGTAGGATATTTTCTATATGGGAGTTTGTTAAGTGGTACAGTAAAGGTGACTCATTTAATTACACTATTGATTGGGATGGATTTAATGTTCCTTTCAAGGTAGCTAAAAAATTAATAAATGAAACTGAGACAGCTTACGATGTTATATTTTGTAATATACTTAATGAAATTTTACTTACTTATAAAGTTAGTGATAAGTCTTATATAATGGGTATAGGTACGTTAAAAGGAGAAACCTTTGAGCATGAGTTATGTCATGCTTTATATTATACTAACAAAGATTATAAGAGGGATGCTAATAAGTTAATATCTCAGATAGATAAGAAGTTATATAGATACATTTGCTCTGAGCTTGAAATGATGGGATATGATAGTAAAGTCTTTAAAGATGAAGTACAGGCTTATTTAACAGTCAATCCTAATGATTTGTTTGTTTTCCCTAAAATAAGTAATATTTCTAAATCATTCAGAAAGAAATTATCTAAATATTTTTAACAAATAACCTATGAAATACATATTTAGAGGTAATGTCATTTTTCATTATGACCCTGATGCTCATTACGATAAAGTTATTCAACCTACAATAAAAGGTGCAATACCTGCATTTGATTTTTGTAATTTCATAGATGAAGATTATAAACTACTAGGTCAGTTCTTTACTACTGTGTATAAACAAACACAAGGAGAGGATGTTGACTTAGATGATATAATAGTAAACTAAAAACAAATAACCTATGAAAACAGCAATGCAATATTTAAAGGATGATATTCTAATTGAAAAACAATTAGGTTTTATTACTGAAAATGCTTCCAAAAGAATAATTGACTATATAGATAACCTTTACCTTGAAAAAGAAAAAGAGCAGATAATAGATGCTTGGGAAAAAGGATATAGCACTGGTTGCGTTGTTGGCTCAAATGATTATACTAATGAAGATGAAGAAAAAGATAACGGCAATTATTACTACAACCAAACCTATAACCAAAACAAATAACCTATGAATAGAGAATTTATCTCTTATGAACAAGCATTAGAACTTAAAGAATTAGGTTTTGATGAAAAGTGTTTTGCTGCTATGGATATGTATAGCAATATTGATTATGGAAGTGAAATGTATGATTTTATAAGAAATAGCGAAACTGTGCAATCTACTTGGGCAGCATTACCACTCTACCAACAAGCATTTCGGTTTTTTAGGGAGAAAGGATTTCTTATAGATATCACTAGCCACGATAAAGATGTTTATGAATTTTATATTAGGTGGCATCCAAACAAACCAATTCTTTCCGATTATTACAATACATACGAAGAAACAGAGCTTGAATGTCTTAAGAAACTAATTGAAATAGCTAAAAACAAATAACCTATGAAAACAGCAATGACAGAATTTATTGAAAAGTTAGCTATGAAAACAGGTGATTCATTATATGCTTTAGCTTTTTACCATGATAATGATGAAATAATTAAGGAGGCACTTGGAGAAGAAAAAGCTCAGATATGCAACAGTTATATTGATGGGATTGAAGGTATATATATGCCAGCAGAAGAATATTATAATCAAACCTATAACCAAAACAAATAACCTATGAATTTAAAATACACACTAGAGCGTTTTAGATGGTTAAAAATATTGAATAGTCCATTCAAACCATTCAAAGTTAATTTGTATGCAGGTAAAACACAAATAGGTGTACCATACTTTTACCCTAGAAAATGGGTTAAATATAATGAGCAAGATATACAAAAAGCAATAGAGGAACATAAGGCCAATAAGAATAAAGTATTAGTGTCTGATGCACAACTATATAATATGTATTATAACTATACAAAAGCAGTTCCACTTAAAATAGGATTTAGTTATTGTAGTTTAGGTTGGAAAACAAAATGGAGTGATACTGATTATAGACATGAATGGAATCCTGTATTATCATTTGTGTTCTTTGGTTATCAAATAGCATTAACATTTTACAGTCCTTATGGCTCTCACTATTGGGAAGCATGGTTATATTATGAGTATAATGCAGATAAAACTAAATCCAAACGTGAAAGGATAGAGCAATGTAGAAAAGAAGCTCCAGCAACATGGAGAAGTAGTAAGGATGGCAAAGAAGAGGTTATAGATTACTATGAACGAATACTTAAACCAAAATATTTAAAATAATAAGTTATGACAGCTAAAGATAAGGCACAAGAATTAGTTGATGAGTTTAAGCAGCAATTATTAACTATAACACCTAATATAAATAGACCAATATATCAAGCTAAGAAATTTGCATTAATAGCAGTAGATGAAATATTAAGCGTAGTGTGGTATGTTCCTGTTGATACAGAATATTGGCAAGAAGTTAAAAAAGAAATAGAAAACCTATAAAATTAAACCATGAAACAAGAAGAAAAAAAACCAGTAGAAATAACAAGATTAGAAATAATAAACCATGCAAAGAATGATAAGCCTTTTGGCAGGTTGTTAACTTTGTATAAGGAGTTAGGAGATTTTGAAGTATTAGAAATAGTGTATCAGGATGGGAAAAAGACTTTAAAGATATTTTTAGATTAATATTATGAGCTGAATAATTTATTTATTTGGCTCACTTTGTTACAAGAATTATTACATTTTACCCTTACTTTATTACAAGAGTATATAATTTAGGTACAACAGGATATTATAATTTTGCGAAAGATAGTGAAAACTGCTACTTTTTGCAAACTTTTTATACGTTAAAAGATATAATGTGTCATAAAAGGGATAAATTATATCTTAATGCGTATAATAAGGGATATTATTTGAGCCGATAGTAGGTAAGTTAGTTAATGGAAACGACAAAAAAACCTACGATAAAAACCCAGATGGAACTAAATCATGTATGCAAGACTAAAAAACAATAAAAAATAAAACAATGGAAATAATATTTATTCTTTCGTTCCCTTTTATTTTCCTTTATTATGGCTCTTTAATACTAGATGCTTCAAATATGAAAGGATGTTCTTTACAATACAAAAAGATAAACTTTACTTTCTATTTTCTTATCCCTTTCTCTTGGTGGATAGTTACTTTAATTAAAACAATAATAAATATTTATGATAAATAACAATGAATTACGAATAGGTAACTTGGTATTAGCACCTTTAGCAAATTTTAGCAAAACTTAGCAAATTTCAGCAAAACTTAATAAATCATATTATGACAAGAGAAGAATATATTCAATACAGAAGTACCGGAAGATTTGATGGTTCATTCATATATAGCTGCTATAAAGATGAGGGACATAAAGATTACAATTTTACCGAGTTTATGTACTTGTTAGAGCTTAAGTTGTTTAAAGAAGGAAAGTCTAAGGAAGGGCTTGTAAATCACTTAGTGAAGCTATATGATTCTAAGTATGAGCTTAAGATGTTGTTTGATAAAAATAATTTAATAAAAATTTGGTAGAAGTTTGGTAGTATAAAATATGTTCGTATATTTGTCATGCAATTCCGATGAAGTAGTACAAGTACATTATCGGGCTTTGTTAAAGAACTAATGCAAATTAGCCCTCTAATCAGCCCATCAACTTGTACTTGGTGGGTTTTTTATTTGGAAGATAGTCAAAAGCAATATGGCTATTCGCAGGTTGAAAAAGACATAGTCTTTCTAGGCCTAGGGCATAAAGGACAACAATCCTGACATTAACCTTTTAAATGACTGGATATGGGGAAACTTCGTAATCCAGTCAGCCTCACTTGACGCATCTCATTATCTCATTTGGTAGTTTGGTAAGGGAGTAAGTTTATCTCTACCGGGGAGGGGAGGTAAACTTTACTTTTTCCTTACCTACTTTCTACAAACTCTTAAACTCTTTGGTAATTAAATTTAAAAATATACTTAATAATAGTTAATTATGTTAAATAATAATTTTAGAATAGCATTATATGACTTATCTTTACCACTTGAAGAAAGGTTAGAAAAAGCAGTAGTATATGAATCAATTAAGTTTGCTGCTGCTAGGTTAGGTCTTACAGAGAATAAAATAAGAACTTCAATTAATAGTAAAAGAAAATTATACATAGAAAGATTAGACAAGACATTTGCAGTTAGACACATTCAATAAAACTTTATGAGAAAAATAATACAAGCAGCTTTTGTTACTCTAGCAATAGGTATAATTACAGCAGCTATATTGAAAATCTTATACTTTATATTATTTAAGTTATGAAAGTAAGTTTTGACTATGATTCTACCCTATCTACTAAAGCAGTTCAAAATTATGCTAAGAAGCTAATAGATAAAGGTATTGATGTTATTATTGTTACTTCTAGATATGAAGATAAGTTAAAGCATTTATATCCTCATAGTGCTAGTAATGCAGACCTTTATAGTACTGCTAAGAAGTTAGGAATAAATAAAGAGAATATACACTTTACTAATCATAATTGGAAAGCTGATAAGTTAAAGGGATATAAAGCAGCTCTTCACTTTGATGACAACGCTACTGAGATTAGTTTATTACATGGTACAGGTATTAAGGGAGTTAATGTTACTAATCCTGGTTGGGAGAAAAAAGCTGATAAAATTTTAAATATATGACAACACCTATTCAAGACATAATAATTAAACTTCACTCTATGGATAAGGAAAGATTCATAGAATGGTTGTCTTTAAATATGACTGTACTTACAAAGAAAGAAAGAAACATGATAGTAAAGTCCCATGATGATGGATTCTATCAAGCAGTTAACCCGGCTATAGAATTTATAGATGGGGAAGATTATTACGATAAAAAATATTTAATGTAGAATGAATAAGATAATAGAAAATATAAATGCTATTATTATATTAACAATAATATTATCTATCATTAGTTTGATAATATATTTAGCAGAATATTTGCTTAGATTTATTTATAATGGACTAACTAACACTACTATCCACCAATGGGGTTTATGGGCCTTAGCAGCTCTAATAATAGGGTTTATTATATTAGTTTTAATATCTAGTAAACCTGATAAATCTTTAAGAAAAAAATAACATGAAAAAAATATTTGAAGAAGACGCACTACAAGAAAGATTTGAAAAAGCATTGGCTATGCACGAATCTGTTAGGAAGGTGATAGCTAATAAGGTTGATATGAGTAATCCTATGGCTGTACTTAATCAATTATCTGATATACAATCCGTACAGGCACTAGCAGCTCAATCTAAGGCTATGCTTACTTATCTTACTGAAAAGTTTACTCTTAGAAAACTTACTAAGTTAAATATGGAGAATATGGGAGCTATGGAAAAGAAGTCTGTACTTAGTTCTGAGATAGGAGATGTTAGCTTTTGGGATAATGTAAGTGAGCTGCTAATTAAAGAGATGCACTACCAAATAGATATACTTCGTTCGGCATTATCATACTGTAAACAAGAAATGAACAATTTAAATTAAAAACAACAATCATGGAAAAAAAGGCAAAAATTTACGCAGGTTCAGGTAAAAAACAAAATGACACCTGGTTTAAGGCATCTTTAAACTTTGAAGAACTTGTTAAGCACGTTCAAGAATTTAACGGTAAAAAGTTTGTAAAGGTTAACATCAATGTAGGTAAAGCAGACAAATATGGTAAAGATGTAAGTATTACTATTGATGATTGGAAACCTGCAAGTAATAATGCAGTAAATGCAGCTCCTGTGAATACTACACAAGTAAGTAATTCAGTAGATTCATTACCATTCTAACATGAAATACTCAAACTCATTCTATTACGATTTAGATTTTGCTGAATCAGCAGAGAAGTGGGTCAATGACTTGTTTACCGGAGGTCTTAAGGTTGAAGTAAAAAGCGACCGTATGGCCTCCAAAACAGGTAATATATTTATAGAAGTTTATTCTAGAGGTAAGGAGTCAGGTATATCAACAACTGAGGCTGCTTATTGGATTTATAGAATAGATGATAAAGATTTAGCTATTATAATATCTACTAAAAGATTAAAAGAATTAGTTAAATATTTTTACGGTAAGAATGGTTTTAAAAATGGTGGAGATAATGATACATCAAAAGGTGTATTGATACCTTTAAACTCAATGTTATGAGTTTTCCATGTTCAGGATGCGGTTGTTGCTGCAAAAGAGTAGACAAGTTTGTAGGTAGTGATTTTCCTTACTCACATATAAATGGAGTATGTGAAAAATTAGTAGATGACAAATGTTCAGTATACGAAACTAGGCCCTTAATTTGCAATGTATATGAAATGCAGAAGGTTATGAATATCAATAAAGACATATTCTATGCAATGAATAAAGCAGCTTGTAATATGTTCATGGATGAAGATAATATACCATTAGAATTTAGACTATGATAATTGAAATATATGGTTTAGAGTGTACCATTCCTGATACTCCTAAGATAAATAAAATAGCCAACCATAATCTTTCTGAAAAAAAACAGAAGTTTATAAAGACTAAAGTACCTGACTCTTTCTATGATATAGAATTTGATAACGAGGATATGCCTATATACTCTGATGAGCAGGTTGAATTTATTAAGGAAGAGTGGGAGCGTGTACAGAATGGTTATTGGTTTATGAACAACGGCTACCCTACATATATTACAGGTAATCATTACTACTACTTAAATTATTGGACACTAGAAAATGGAGACAATCCTCAGTATAGAGATGCTGATAGAAAGTGGTTTGTCTTCTATGATGAATGTTACAACGATAAAGATATACTAGGTATTGTAAGGGTTAAAAAGCGTCGTGAAGGTGCTACCTCTCAATCGTCTTGTATACTTACTAAGCTAGCATCAACAAATGAAAATACTCGTTGCGGTATCATATCTAAAACAGGTACGGATGCTCAGGATTTATTTCAAAACATGGTTGTATATGGGTTTAGGTCTCTACCTATATTTATTCAACCGAGGACCGATGGTACAGAAGACCCTAAAAAACGCTTGATATTTGTTAAACAAGCTAAGAGAAAATCTGCAAAGAACGGTCTATATAATAAGCGTGAAGGTTTAAATTCGTTTATAGAATGGAGAAACACTGCCATGAACTCATTTGACTCAGGTAGATGGAGTATTCTTTTAATAGATGAAGCGGGAAAATATGAAATGTCAATATCGGAATACTGGGGTATAGCTAAAAAGACTTTAACAGAAGGAGCTAACAAGGTTGGTTTTGGTCTAATGATTTCTACTGTGAACCCTCCTAATATGGGAGGACAAGAGTTCAAAGATATATGGGATGAATCAGACCAATCCAAATACGGTAGAAGAACACCTACTAGGCTTGTTAGGTATTTCTGTCCTGCTGACGAAGGTCTAGCCGGGTTTGTAGATGAATATGGTTTTAGTAAGAAAAAAGAAGCTCAGCAATATATTCTAGAAGATAGGGCTAACTCTAAAAAAGAACAAGATGTTAGAGATTATCCTTTAAATGAGATGGAAGCTTTTAAGTTCTCTGATGAGGATTGCGAGTTTAACTTGGACCATATAGAAATGCAAGAAGCAGCTATTAAAAATAAACCCGTTCACCTAAGAAGAGGAAGGCTTTATTTTGATGGAGAAGATAAAGTACAGTTTGCTGATGACTCCTCAGGTAATTGGTTAATATATAAGCTGCCAAAGAAAGCAAATAACTTTATTATCAAAAACAATGTCATGTATCCTTTAAGTACCATGGAGTATGGTATAGGTGTTGACCCATTCAGAAGTAGTATGACATCAGGCAAGGGCTCTATGGGCTCTGCCTGGGTAGGAGAAAAGTATGACCTTACTAACCCTGAGGATACAGGACTACCTATAGCTCATTATTATGGAAGGCCAAAGATGAAGAAGTTATTTTGGAAAGAAATGTTGATGGCTGCTATGTTCTACGGAGTACCTTCAACTATAGAAATGGATGCAGGAGATGACTACTATGAATATTTTAAGGCTGATAATGACTTAAAGTTAAACTGTCTTCCCATGTTAGGTAAGAAACCTGACGCAGTCATAGACCCATTAAGAAAGACTAAGGTTAATCATCAACAAAGAGGTGTAGCTAGTGGTGATGCCTTTGCTCTTAACAAGCAGTTAGAGTATTGTATTAACTACATAGAACATCATTGTCAAAAAATTTATTTTCCTAACCTATTAGAAGAGTTAAAAAGATACAGACACTCTGATAGAACTGAGTTTGATACTGTTGTAAGCTTCCAAATTATGCTGCTTACTTTAACAGGTCAAGTAAAATCTCAGGCCATAGCTAAAAGAAAACAACCATTAATAGAAACTTTTTCTGTTAGTAATTTCGGAATGTAGTATATTTGTGAACTTGAAATAAACATACAATATGAGTAAAATTATAATCTCCGGCCCTGACGGAAGAAAAAAACTTACAAACGGTGTTAACATACTTGCAGATGCAGTTAAAGTTACACTCGGAGCTAAAGGAAGAAATGTAATCATAGATAAGACTTACGGCTCCCCACACATTACCAAAGATGGTGTTACAGTTGCTAGAGCTATTCAATTAGCTGACCCTATTGAAAATATGGGAGCTGCATTAGTTAAAGAAGTAGCTAATAATACTGTTGATGCTTCAGGTGATGGGACTACAACCGCTACTGTATTAACGCAGGCAATTATTAACGCAGGTATTAAAGCAGTAGAGTCAGGCTGTAATCCAATGGACCTTAAAAAAGGTATAGACAAGGCTACAGAAGCAGTAGTTGCTTACATTAAGAGTATATCTAAGTCTATTGATAATAATGACTTACTTAAGCAGATAGCTTCAATCTCCGCAAACAACGATAATTATATCGGTGACTTGATATCCCAGGCGGTTAATAAAGTAGGTAGAGATGGATTGATTACTGTTGAAGAGTCTAGAGGTCATGAAACAACTATAAGTGTAGTTGAAGGTATGAAGATTGATAGAGGTTATGTATCTCCTCACTTTGTTACAGACAATGCTAAGAATGAAGCAGTATTAGATAACCCACTTATTTTGATTTACGATAATAAGATTTCTGTAGCAAAAGAAATACTTCACATACTAGAGCAAGTAGCTCAACAGAATAGACCTTTATTAGTTATCTGTGAAGATTTAGATGGAGAAGCTCTAGCTACACTTGTTATCAATAAACTACAAGGTTCTTTAAAAGCTTGTGCAATTAAATGCCCTGACTTTGGAGACAACAGAAAATATACTATGGATGATATTGCTACACTTACAGGTGGTACTTATATCTCAGTTGAGAAAGGAATGAAATTAGAGACTGTAGATGTATCTATGTTAGGCTCTGCTGATAAGATTACTATAAGTAAAGACAACTGTATTGTAGTTGGAGGTAAAGGTGATAAAACATTAATAGAAAATAGATGCAATGAGATTAAGTCGCAAATTGAGGCTGCTGATAATGATTACGAAAAAGAAACTCTTAAGACTAGGCTTTCTAAATTAAACAATGGTGTAGCGGTCCTTAGCATAGGAGGTTTTACTGAGACAGAAATTAAAGAAAAGAAAGATAGAATTGACGATGCTCTTTGTGCTACTCGCTCAGCAGTAGAAGAAGGGTTTGTTGCCGGTGGTGGTGTTGCTTACTTATCTTCTATAAAAAATACTAAGGTTGATGTAGATAATGAAGATGAGAATAGAGGTGCTAATATTTTGTTTAATGCTCTTAAGATTCCATTCACTCAGATATTATCTAACGGTGGTATAGAAGCATCTTCTTACTTAGTTGAGATACTAAATGGTGAGTATGGTACAGGGTTTAATGTTAAGACTAACAAGATTGAAAATATGTTTGAGTCAGGTATTATAGACCCTACCAAAGTAGTTAGAGTGGCCCTAGAAAATGCTGCATCTATTGCTTCTATATTCTTAACAACAGAATGTGTAATTTCAGAAATTCCTAAAACACAAAATAATGAACGTTAAACCATTGTTAGACAAAGTTATAATTAAACCAATACCTGTGGAAACAAAAACTCCATGGGGAATAATCATCCCTGACAACGCTAAAGAAAAGCCTCAGACAGGTACAGTCTTAGCAGTAGGAGATGGTAAGCCGGGTGAACCATTAACTGTTAAAGTAGGAGATACTGTGATGTACGGTAAGCAAGGAATAATTGATATAGTAGTAGATGATGAGCCTTATATAATGATGAAAGAGTCTGATATAATGGCTATAATATAGTTATGTTTGTTTTGATTTTATATTACCCCTATTTCTATAGGGGTTTTATTTTTTTAGTCCTTTCGTATTCATGTATTAATAAACCTATCTTGTCTACAAACTCTTCATTGTATTTAAGTTTGTTACTGTTAGCAGCATCTAATATCATGTGCATGAGTTCGTGATATAAAGTTTGCTCTATATCTTTCTTCTTAAGTCTCTTGCCATCATAAGAGTTAGCTAGTGTAATAACCTTTTCATTGAAGTCAGCTTCACCTAGAAGGCCCTCAGCCTGGCAGTATTCATTATCAAACTCAACAGTTATTCTTTTGCCGTTTAATTTAAACTCTGTTGGAATGATAATCTTATTCATATTACTTTTCTTTAAGTATTATTTCATCTACCCTGTCTATTTCAAAAACTAACTTTTTTCCACCTCTTACACTACCTAACAATCTTTTAATCTCATCTTCTGTCTTATACACTTCATTTAACTTAGCTACTAACCACTCTTCTTGTTGTTCTTTACTCATCTTGTTAAAACTCTTAGGAATCTTCATGTTATTTCTTATTGTCTAGTTCTCTAATTGCTGCTTTAAGGTATAACGATTTATCTAAACTTTCTTCGTATGCGTGTTGAAGCCACTCTCTTAAGGTTAAATCTGTACGGTCCATATCCGTACCATATTTCTTTAACCCCCTTTCTTCTCTTTGCCTCATGTCATTTATTACACTTTCTTGCAGTTTGCTCATTATCTCGGTGTTGATGATAAAATATTTCTTTTCTCGTTTACGGTTAAATTAGACTTCCTTCTTCTTCCTACACCACCGCAATTATCACATCTTAATGATTCGTAAGAAGCTACGCTAGTCATATATAACTTACCTGTCTCTTTAAGCTCATTAGAGCCACAAGAAGGGCATCTTTCATGCTCGTCTAATATAAACAGTCCCATGTTAGGATGAGGCTTAATATAGGACCTTAATTTAAGATAATTATCTTCTAGGCTAGTTACATCACCAATGTTATATTCTTCCATTTTCTTAAGAGCTTCCACATCTCCTTTGTAACATTTATCCCATAATTCAAAACCACCTGTGTCTACTTTTCTAGCAGTACCTAAAGACATATTAATATACTCCTGTTTGTTAGAAGTAAAAGCTAGTGTTCTTTTAACTGCCTTAAGTGTATCTATAGATTGATAAGGTAAAACAGGCTTCATCCCATGTAATAAGAATCTTGTATTTAATTTAGGTAAGTCAAACTTATCTCCGTTGTGAGTTATGACAATATCAGCCTCGTTTAACATACCCCAAACACCTTCCATTATTCTTTTATCATCCTTCTCTAGGGCTTCCTTACTTGTTAATCTACCTGAATAAACTTTGTCTTCAAACAACCATTTAGCAGCCCATGTAAAACAAAACCAATCATTTATTATTTGATGTATACCTACGTTCTGCTGCCATATGTTCCAAACAAAAGCCATTAATGGAGCAGTCTCTATATCTAATATAAGAACCTTAGCTGATGTGTTTACTACCTTTGGTTTAGAGTTAGTAGTATCGTAATTTAATGGCTTTGGATGAGTAGCTAAATGTCTATTCTTATTGCCCCAAGCTGCTCTTTTTTTTGCTACTGCACCTCTACAACTGTGTAGATTTTTATATAGTCCAGGGTTTTCTTCAAATATCTTCTTAGCTAATGTGTACGTTTTCATTTCCTTAAATTGAGAACAATATTCCTCAACTATAAGATTCTTTGGTCTTGCCATGTGTTTATTTGAATTTGTTGATAGCTTGGTTGTACATCGAAATGAAGTCATTTATAAATCCTTCATCCGGTGTTGCTTTGTAACTTCCTATAACCCATTCTTTATAATATGCTAATGCCAAATCATGAGGTGTCTTAACATCTATGTTTGAATATGGATGAGACTTACCACCTATAAAAATACCTCTGTTTATTACGTTATGTTCTATAACATCTACAGAATCTTTAAATGAATTAAAACAAGCAAACCTTCTTTGTTTACCTGTCATGTTCTCTGCCTGTACGCAAGTAGCAACAATCTTAGGAGATACAAACTCATCAGACTTAGCTCCATCAGCTTGAAGGCCTATGTAGTTATTACATACTCCGTTGTTACCGTTACCTGATTCGTTTCTAAATAAAACATAACAAGCTCGTTTAACTTCTACTAGATAGTTAGTCTCATTAATATAAGAGATAACTTCTGCCATGTCAACAGAGGTTTTCTTATATGGTATTTCTATTAGATTCGGATAAGCGTTACTTACACTCATATCTTTATTTTTGTTGCTATATATTTAATATAAAAATTAGCCAATAATCCTAAGGCTACTAAGATAAGCAAAATCCAAAACAACCACTTGAATTTTGTCAAGTTTTTTTGGTAATCCTGTAAAATAATTATATTTTGCAAAGATTTATTCTTATAGAAAGAAGTTGAATCCTCCTGGGTATGTAGCATCCTATTGTCTATAATATACTTTATAGTAGTGTCTCTAATAGTTTGTAAACTATTTATTACCTTTACTTTATACAAAGTATCTTTATGAGTAGTGGTATCTAATAATATATAATTAGTCTCCATAGTGTCAACTCTTAATACAGTGTTAGTAGTATTTACTATTTTAGTTATAGATGTGTCTATGGGATTTAAAGAGGCCCACTTCCTTCCTACTTGATTGAAAGCAGTTTCATTGGTTAAAACTTTTTGAACAGAATGATTGATTCCGCATGATAGTAATAATGCACAAACGAATAAGATTAATGTGTTTTTCATGTTTAGTTTGTTTAAGCAAAAAAGCCGTATTTTACTACAGCTCTTTTGTTTCAATAAATAATATTTATTATGCAGGTGTTGTTGGAGGTGTAACCGGAGCTGCAGGAGCAGAAGCCGGAGCCTTCAAAGCGTTTAAAGAGTCACTAATAAAAGATAATACTTTTACCACGTTTCCTATTACTGTAATATCTTTAACTGTAGGAATTGCACGAGCAATAACTTCATAGATACCAATAACGATACTAATTACCAAAGCTGCATTTGTTGTGATTGTTTCAATAGCTAACATAATTGTTGTTTTATTTTTTAAAATATTGAACTAGAACTTCTATGATAAATGATACAATGGCAGTTATTCCTAGTATAATAGCCCATGACCATCTTAATCTTTTAGCAATTTCATCGTGTTTTGCAACACGGTCTTCTAAATATTTAACATCATCTACTATACCGCCATTCTTTGTAATCTTATTACCTACCAATGCCTCAATAACTTGATTAAGCTTCTCGTCTATAGAGTCAATCTTGTCTTCTACTTCGTTTAATTTTGTCTCCATAGTTGAAAGCCGGCTTTCCATCAGCGTTATTTCAGTAGTGATGTCCATTTTATTTTTTTTCTTCTTTAGGTACTTGCGGTTGTAATTGGTCTACTAATTCTTTTTGAAACTTAGATAATGAATCACAAACTGGGTTAGCATACTTAGAAGGAGCATCTGAATTTTTAAGTAATTGTTTTGCTGCTTCGATAAGTTGTAGTTTTTCATTCCAAGTTTTAGCATCATACTTCACCGTTAATTCTTTTTCTGCAAAGGCGAATAGTAGGATACAACCTAATACCAATAGTCCTGTTTTTTTCATAGTTTGTTTTTTTTTATTTTGTTGTTGGTGTTACGAATGTTACGTTAATTTGTTGTCCTGTAAAATAAAACGGATAGGTGTTACTTCCGTTCCATCCTTGATAGTCTGCACCGCCAATAGTAGAATTACCATCTATATGAGTTGCTCCTGGGTGCAAGTAGTCTTTAAGTTATCAAAAATTGACCTTACTCCTAAGAAAGTACAAGGGATAGTATCAGAGTATTTAGCCATTACGGGATTAATAGGGCATACTGCAATACCAAAATGTTTAGTAGTATCTATTACTTGACTTTTTGATTGAAAGGCGATTGCTAATAAGGCAATTACTAATAATTTTTTCATAATTTGATTATTCTTTGACAAATTTAATGTATTTTATTTAATTTTTTATCTGTTTTTTCAAATCTTGTATTTCTTGTTGCAATTCCTTTATCGCATTTACTAATGTTACATAAATACCATCTGATTCAAGACCTAATTTAGAATCGGGATTGTTAGGTTCTATTTTTCTTACCATATCAGGCATTATTTGGGCGACATCTTGGGCGATAAAACCATATTTAAGGCTTGATTTAGTTGAATCTGAGTTATAGTAGAATGTTTTAGGCTGCAATTGCATTATTTCATTCAATCCATAACCTAAAGGAGTTATTGTATTTTTTAAAGTAGAATCAGAAGGGTTTGTATTTGTTAGTGTTCCACTATTTGAATATACTGTACCTGTTCCAAGAGATGAGAATGTAGCAGCTCCTGTGGAGCCTATGGATAAAGCAGTAATTCCACCTGTATTATTAGCTCCTGCAATATAAAAATTAAAAGAACCTAATGTTGAAGTATTCGGTCCGAATGATAATAACCTTGTAATACCTGTTGTTGGTTGGTCTAATACACCTACTGCACTTGCACTTGCATATCCTGCCGTACTTCCTCTTACTGCTAATGCTCCATTTATATCAATTTTTTCCGCAGGACTTGTAGTACCTATTCCTACGTTACCTCCACTTGTAATACGCATTTTTTCGGTTGCTCCTGCCGTTCCGCTTGATTGCGTAAAGAATCTCATATCGCCTCCGCTTGTCGAACCTCCACCACTTAACCACGAACCTATATAAGCAGGCATTGTATATCCAGAACTTAAAGAAGGATTTGTAAATGCATACGCTCCTAATAAAAGTCCATCACTTGTATTAGCATTATTAGCTACTTCATAAACTCCCCATTGTGAACTTCCTTTTAATGTTAAAACCGAAACGCTTGAACCTTGTCCGCTAACATTTGGACTTGTTGTTCCTATACCTACATTGCCATTAGCTAAAACATTTAATTGATAAGTGTTATCATCTGCTACTAATGATAAAAAAGTATTTGCTGTATTTGTTCCTGATACAAAATATAAACCTGCGTTATTATTAGTACCACTTGAGTTTTTAGCACCAAACCTCAATCCTGCATTTGAACTATTTGTAGTTGAATTAATTTGAATACGAGCAGTTCCATAAGATGTTGATATTAAATCCCCTGCCGTTACACTACTTGAGAATGTAGCAGCTCCTGTAGAGGCTATGGTAAGTCTAGGAGTGCTACCTGTTTGTAAGTTTAATCCGTTTGTATTTTGGAATATACCACTTGTATAAGAGCCACTACCATTAAAGAATATACCTCCATTAGCATAAGTAAACATATCAGAACCAAAATAAGAAGTACCATTTACTTGCAATTTTTGTCCATTATCTGTTTGGGTATTTATCAAAAAGTTTCCAGAACTTGTAAGTCTTGCCTTTTCAGTAGAAGTGTTTGAATATCCCAATAATAAGTTATTAGCACTATTCCATGTTATCGCAAAATCTCCTGCTACTGCTCCTGTAATATAGTTATTAGACTGAGTAGCCATCCCATATAGAGCTGAGTATGTGGGGGATGCTATGTTATCTGCAAATCTTATCGAAGGTCCTGTTCCTGTAACTGCCATTTGATTATCCGCACTTGCACTATAAACTACAAATCGCCTTCCACCATTAGTTGTAGTATTAACCATAAACCCTGTACCATCATCATAAGCTGTACTTGTATTAACAGTATTTGTTCCTGTCCATTTGGTTATATAGTTAGTTGTTCCTGTTCCTGTTACGGGATTAGTAAGAGCATTTTGTTTATTATTAAAAGT